ATACCTGTGTTTTTAACAGGCGAAAAAAAACGCCAGCATCAAACTGACGTCCTTTTTCTAAATCAGGCTGATAGGTTTTGACGAACTTACCAGCTAACTATTTCTTTGTCCTGGCGGTTAAAGAAACAGGTAATCAAGGCAACTAAGCAATGACACCGGATGTAATTTTATCCCAGCAGATCGCTGGTAGCAACTCCGCACGCCTAAAAAACACTCAGGAAGATGCAAAAAAACCAGCAATGGCGCGGAATCCCTTCGTTCGTGGCGAAAATGTGACCGGCTTGGCGCTGGAGTTTTTTATACGCCACCTAAACACGGCGCTGCTTCCTCGTGCTGCCTGTGATTTCCTATCAAAGGTCTGCAATGTCGCCGCAGCGTCTGACGCTTATCGTCTCTTCTATAGCAAGAGCACTATGGCTGAAAAGGCCGGCGTATCGACTCGAACCGTCCAACGATACATGCGAGCAATAGAGGCCAGCGGTATAATGACTCGTACAGCTGTCTGCGATAGCATCAAGGGCCACCAGCCAAACCTCTACACCTTCACCCATGAATTTATCTCAGCCGTCCGCAACTTCTTCACCGTGCACCTTGGTGAAGGGCGTATCAAAAACATTCGTAAAATTGCCCATAGTGATTTACTAAATCTTGTTGAACTAGCCTTGTCACCGTTACGTGGGCTTACTCATAAGATATCGAAATTTAAGGATATTAATACCCCTTCTCATCCATCCCCCATAGGACAAACTGGCGCCAGTCCCAAGGGACAAAATGACCTACAAAAAGAAGTACAACCCTTGGGAAAAAAAGAAGATCAAAACCTTGTTCGCGCCTCCGGCCCAAACGATAGAATTGTTCTAACGGGAAAACCTCTTTCGATTACGGGGGCAGAAAGGCGAGCTACCATTAGCGCCGAGCTTGCTTCCACCCATTTTAGACGCCAAGCAGAAGAATCCGTTCTGGCAAGAGCAGCGTATGCCCGACGCCAACGTTCTATGTACTTGCAGGGCAAGGTACGAACAAAACAGAACCCACAATCACAATACAACCATGCAAGGCTCGTTGCTGAAGGGCGACGCTTCGATATGGAGCTTGAGCGCTCGAAAGCAGGGGCACTTAAAGACGTCGAAAAAATCGGCAACCATCTGAAAAACATCCGATCGCTGTTTCGCGAGAAACCAGTGTCGGTATAACAACTGTATAAAAACACACTTCCATTAGGATTCGTGCCGGCACGTTGCCAACAATCGAATGGGAGATAGTAATGAATAATAATCGACGCGCTTTCTTCAGCGTGATCGCGTTTTCCGAAGGCACAAGCACCCATGTTCTCACGAAAAACGATGGCTATGATGTAATTGTTACCGGGTTAGATTTAAAATCAGAAGTGTTCACCGATTATAGCGAGCATCCCTTTGCAAATGGCCGGCCAGCGAAGGTGTTTAACAAAGCAGGCGAACGCTCGTCAGCCTCGGGTCGTTACCAGCTGCTGTACCGCTGGTGGAAACCATACAAGTTGCAACTAGGCTTAATGGACTTTTCACCGGCAAGCCAGGATGCCGTTGCACTACAGCAAATCAAGGAACGGGGGGCTTTAGCGGATATTGATGCTGGCCGGATCTCAGACGCAATTCACAAATGCCGGGCTATCTGGGCCTCATTCCCTGGAGCAAACTATAAGGGCCAACGAATGCATGCACTCGATACTCTGCTGAACGCCTATGTCCGTTTTGGCGGGACACTTACTAAGTAAGCTGCATTGAGGGGGGTCGCGCCTCCTTATTAATACATTATATGATTAACATATAGCCTGTCCCGTAACAAAAACCTCCAATTCCCTTGCCTCTCTCCGCCCTTAATTATAGTATTGTTACGAATATCTAATAGATAATTAGATTTTGCATTATCGATGAAGAGCGTATCTGCACGCATTTTCGAGATATCGAAAACGAGTGAAGCCCACGGCCCTTTGCTGCGCCAGGCCTTTGAAGTGATGGAGGTTCAAAAGTACCTCCTCTCTGTTGTGCTCAAGATCAGTAAAAATGCCGGGTATAAGGAGACTCAGTAGCAATGGCTGTTGAGTTTTTAAGGGAAAGAACAACCTCAGAGGAACCAACGGAATGACCGTCGCTGACACAGTGGAAATCAATAAATCACGCAATTACTGGCTCTCCAAAGGCTTCAAGAAGACTGTCGACGGTAAGTTAACTCGACCGGATATGCTGATCGCGCGCTCTGGAAAATGCTGGAAAGCTACCGATCTAATCAAAAATACCTCATATCGGCACACAAGCCTCCTGGTGGTCTTGCAAAAAAACTTCTAGCTTCGTCACCAGGAAGAGAATTGCGGCCCATCCAGGGGCCGCACGCTCTGAATATCGCCTCAATACTCCACTAGCTCATCTGCACGTTCTAGCTCCCGCGCAATTTCCTCCTCATACTGCCTTTTAGTCTCGTCATCCATAGTCATTCCAAAGCCGATAGCATTTAAGGTGCTCAATAGTTCATATGGAGTTGCCCCGTCCGTTGTCCGAACGTACCCCATAACTGGGTTAAGGTGAGCAAATTGCACTTCGTCCACCAGCTCGGTTCTACTGATTGCACCAAGCACCTCAAAATGCGCTGGCGCCAAGATGCTGTCACTTTCGAATTGAATTACACCGGCCCGACTATCAAAACTGATATTCACGTTAAGCATTGTGCTCCCCCTTGATAAGCCCCAGCACAAAGTCCAGCATTGCGTCTCCATTCAGTATCGAATTGCCTGCATACCGAGGCTCATGAAGGCATTGGAAGGCCATAGAGAATATTTCTGTTGAACGTGTGCCGTCGATAGTTCTTGAAGCATAAAGACGGCCAATATACGGATCGCTGAAGTTTAAATTAGCGGCAATCTCCTTCCCGCCGAGATCCATAAGGCCGGCGTCCCCACCTGTAGACATAAACGCCTTTGCCTTTGCCAGGCGATCAGGGTGGCTATACTCAAAGTGATGGCCCAACTCGTGCCATAAAACGCCTAAATCGGCGCTGGCGCCAAGAACTAAAGAGCCATCATTCACGCAGGCAGCCGCTCTGGTTCGCTCCAGGTACTTAATTTCCTTTAAGGTTGAGATCCCTCCTCGGCATAAACGATAGACCTCACTCAACGCATTTAGAAATGCCCCTTCCCCATGCTTGCCATCAATCGTGCTGATAGCCTTTTTGTTGATTTTTATCCCCCGCACCCACTCGTTAGCTTCTCTCTCTGTAATGACAGATTCGCTGATCATCTCCTGCGCTAACGCTCGCGCACGGTCACAAAGGCCGACGACGGCCCGTTGGTGATTCTCTGCGGCATCCGCCATTTCATTGATGATCTCCCAAACCAATTGGCTACGCTCCTTGTGCTTCTCAGCCAATGATCTGATCTCATCAGGGGCATACCGCTCCAACCAGTTCGACACTGACTTTCGAGCACCATATGTTTGCCCAAAACTCAGTCTCGGCCCGGATAGGTCGACTGACGCGAACGCTGGAAACGCCGCTCGCAACGAATACGGCAGGGTTGATACAACCTCTTGATCACTCTCTTGAAGTGACTTGATACGCGTGTTTATCCTCGATACATGACCAGCGTATCTTTCCTTGGCCCCTTCAGCCTCAGACGTTACATTCCCCTCCCTCATCATCTCTCTACCACGATCCACATCGTACATTACGGCCACACTGGCGCCTGTTGCACTCAACGTGCTTTTACCTTTATCACCAGAGGCTGAGACAATTGCTTTGTATGCTACCGCCGGCCGGTATTCCGGTAGCATTATCCCCATCGCGGACATATAACCCTGAGTCAGAGTGCGGGAGCGGCCAATCACTTTACTGATAACTGGATAAGCTTCACGGGCAGCCGCAATAATCACTTCACGCTCAGCCTCTTCCTTCATCACAAGCTTAATAGCGTTATGTAGTTGGAAGATTTGTCCAGAGTTAAAGAGAGCAGACCAATCTGGTTGCTTGAACATGTGAGCATTACGAATTAATGGATGAAGCGTATAGAGGCTTGTCCGGCCATATCGATCCGTGAACGTTTCAATTTTTTTTCCAAGGATACTTGCGGTCAAAGCTTGATATCGTTTCAACGCCGCCGCGTCATTGATGTTGGTCTTAGTCAGTGTTTTTATCGCCGCGTTCACAGCTGCGGCTAGCGTTGATAAAGAGCCGCTACCGTCAAACGTCAATGCCTCAATGATGCGCTTCATACCTTGAATACTGCTTGCATTACGCAGCACAGGGAGCACGGCGTCATCACGCTTTTTTGACGATTCAAAAAGCGCCCCCGTTAATCCCTTGCCACCTTCGAGCTGCATCTGGTTTGAAACCATCTGCAAGACATCCTCAAGTGACACGCTGCCGCCGCCAAACATATCCCCCATTGCCTGTTGTTGGTGTATCAACTCATCGTTGATACGCTCAGCCATCAGTTTGAAGGCTTGCCCCATCCGCTTAGCTGACCGGTTATTTTCAACAATGAAAAGGGCCAGGGCTTTTGCTTCATCCGTCGCTTCCTCAAACATCCCCACTTGCGCAATAACATCATTGATATGCTGACCGGATTCCTTCGATCGCCGCACCAGGTCTATCGCATCTTTCAAAGCACCTAGGGCGGTTTTATCTAGGGAATATACCTCGCCAGCACTTTCAACCAGAGATCCAACCGTTTCCCTGTGCACATCACCGGAAAGCATGACCATTTGCGCAAAGTCACTGGCAGCAGAATTGAGGGCGGTTAAAACATTACGCATTTCTGGATCAGGCTCTTCAGATACCATTTTCACCAACCGAATGTCCTTATAGGCCTTAGCGAAAATGCTGTTTTGCATCCTATCGATAAGCTGTCTTGTCGGCCGGCCGTCTTCAGTTAACAAGCCGGCGACAGCCGTCGCACCGATCTCATCCATGAATGCCTGGACAAAGGCCACGTTGGAGCGTGATAGCAGATCGCCACTATCTGAGGGTGCAAAGAGCTGCATCATCGCAGGGGTTATGCTTTCTGCGTCTACAAAGGCCTTTTCGCTGGCTGACATTTCCTGTAAATCTGAAAGGTTCGAGTCCTTTGCAAACTTCACCCGGTCAACTTCAGTTAGGCGCCGGCGCACCAGAATAGGCCTTTCCATCTGTTCGATATCCCTGGCCCGCACACCGTATTCACGCGCATGTTTCATAAGGAACGAGCGGTAGTCGTCTGCTCGCCCCTCGGCATACGCCCGAATTATACCCATACTGCGACCGTTACCTGACTCGACTGCATTATCCTCACCGATGATCGGCGCTCCGTGGCTTGATAAGCCGGAGTCAGTTAGTTGGGCAGGCCTTAATGATCGGGAGATATTATTGACCTGCAATTTGCTGGAAAAACGAGTGCGATCACGCGGCTGGAGTTCTTGAGGGTAAGCCTCGTTTATGCGGCCATCTAGATGATTGGATACCAGAAGCATTGAAGCATCGATCACCTCAAACTGAGTCTTAACTTCCTCGCCTTTTGCTGTAACAACATAAGATTTCCGTCCATTCCTTAGAGCATTACGTATTACCTCCACCAGCGCTTTAATGCTGGAGGTATTTTGTATTTTTTCTATAACTGTTTGCATTGTCATATCCGAAAAAGGCCCGTTCACACGGGCCTAGCGCATGAATTAAGCCGCTTCAGGGTGATTCTGGCGCACCCAATTGGAGGCGCCGATTTGTACATCCTCAAAACTCAAGTACTCACCCACAAAAAGGGTTAAATCGTCCAGTACGCGGATGAAATCATCCCTACCTGATTGGTTAAACTTCCCTCCCAAGAAGTCGGCGACAACTTGGGGTTGAGAGTCATGGTCATCATCATTTGCCGAAGTGGCTGGTTTAGGCGCCGGCGCCGGTTTTGTTGCACCGTATCCGAGCTTTACCATTACCTCATCGATAAGGTCATCTACATCAAGCTTTTCTAGCCCCTTAACGCCGGAAGACTTCCGCATTAGTTCATCCAGCTGATCGGCAAGGTCGAGTCGTTCAATTGCAGATAGAGTCATGCAGCAACGCCCTCACGCTGGATAGCCACTAACAAATCCGAAAGATGCTTAGCAACATCGTTTACCAAGGTTTCATGCTCGTCATAAACCCCGGACTCAGCTAACGACGCGATCGCCTGTCGTGTGTTTCCGCGCGCCTCACGAATTTCGTCCATATCATTAGTTTGCAGCGTCAGAATTTCATTTAAGAAATCAACGGCTTTCTTCGTTAACATGTCAGCATCACTAAATTGGTCGGATGGTTCAGGTTGTGGCCCTTCTGGCACCGGATCGGTTGCGACAGCCGGGGGAGCTGGTGGCACTCCATTAACGACGGCTGGTGAGGCTGCGGGAACGTCATTGAATAGGGTTTCTAAAACTCCTGTCGCACTTTTGCGTTGTGAAATACCTATAACGCGCAAATTTCTGATGATAGTTCCGAGGGATAATCCAGCAGGAAGGGCACTAGAGTTGGGGCCATTTTTCGTCAGGTAGTTTCGTAAAAAGTCTTGGCTGGTTGCGTGAGGATCATCGCCTTTCAATTTGGCGATTAGTGGCTTCAGTAACTCAATGCTTGAAAATGCCGCTTTCTCTTCCAGGGTGTATTGCAGGTCGACCAATTCATAGTCGGCTACTTTCTCCGCACTGAGTGGGCTACTGTACACCGCCACACCATAGCGAATGTCATTCCCAGTAATAGTCCGTTCAGTCTTTATCCCGGAAGAAATGAACCCCTCAGAATCATAGGTGTTGACCGCTCCACCTGGGCGCCAATTCGGGCGAGCTTTCAGGCCATAATAATAAAACGCCCCGCTTTGCGTACTGGTGTCATCATCATTATCCGCGACTGCTGCTGCTGCGCTTTGTTGTTCTGTTTCAGCTGTACTGATAGCGTCAAAACCAGCTTTTGTGAGAACTTGTCCATCTTTCACAAAGACATATATACCTTGCAGACCGGAAATGCGGAAATAGGTATATCGATACCCGGCATTTTTAGCAGCCTTGTATTTTTGCTTATAGGCTATGGCCTCTGGCGACGGGCCACTCCCATTGATAGTGACTGAGCCGGAAAGCGAGATCTGATCCCCGTTGCTTTGTGAATACCAAACTGGGTTCGCACCCGATACTGACGCTTTTTTCAACGTAGGGGTTATCGCGCCAGTCTGGATACTCGCCAGGGGAACCGTATGCCCCCCTAGGTTCGCAGTTTCATCATCAACAGTAGCGTGAATAGGCTCCTGGCCCTGCTTTTGAGCCTTTTTTTTCTTCAGCGTCTCAATCGCTGCGTTTAATCGCTCATTTTCTGAAGTCTGTCGGCGAAGGCTGTTGCTGTAGTCTTCAATTTGCGAGTCGATATCTGCCAATTGTGGCGCCATCTCATCGGCTTTAGCCATTTCATCGACTGCGAGATCTTCAAGACGTTCCGCTTCAACCTCAGCCGCTTCAGCGGCCAGCTTCAACTTGCTATGCTTGTCGCGGTTTTTGGTAAATTTGGCACTGTTTTTTTCAATCAGATTCGAGAGCGTTTGAGCAGTTTGATTTAGGGATATATCACGGCCGCCGATCGGCGCCACAACATGTGTAACATCTCGCTTATTAAGCAGGAATTTGAATGCGACAAGCACATCCTGTGCCTTGAGCTTAATGTCAGCCGTTGGGCTATGAAACAAGAGTGAGACACTTTGACCGTCGGTGAGCGGAATTTTTGCGGTCATAACTGGAATGCCCGCCACCTTACGAACATTACCTATTTCAGCCCCACCAGCTGTCGTCACTCCGGTATCATCGGTGCCGGCTTCATCGGTGCCGGCTTTGATTCCCGTACCATTTAGACCTGAATTGAGTATGCGAACAAATGCGCGCATAGTTTGGGATAAGCGGTTTTTTGTGGTGCTAATGGCTTCAAACATCGCTGTACTCTGCGGATCGGAAAGGTAGTCCCCCATATAGGAACACTCGACCTCTTCAACCGTAACACTTTCTAGCATTTGAGCCTCACCAGCTCCTTCAAGCAAAGATGAATACTCAGCATTGGATACCTGGCTTAAGTTATAGTCGCCACGATCGACGATCAGCATCCCATTCACGGGATGATATGGGTTACTCATGCATCCACCTCGCGTTTCAGAGTATCAAATTCAGTTTTCAACCTACGCCCTTCGGCCTGTTCAGCACGCAGTTGGTTTTTCAAAGCCTCGGCCCGATTCCGCTTATCCTGCAAACTGTTGTTGCGCTCGAGAGTGACAGCCTGAGCAGAGGCGATCCTCCCTTTGGCTGCATCAATACGACCATTTTGCTCAGCGAGTCGCTGCGCGTTAGTTTTCAGGCCGCTTTTTTGGCGAGGGGTTTCCGCTCGACCGGCTTTAGCCAGTTTGCGAGCAAGAGATTTTGCGAACGTTTGGGCATTAGAGGTAATGGCGCCAGCTATGATTTTCGCGAGTGTCTCGAGGTCTTTGGCGCCGGTGAATGGAATAGATTTTTTATTCAGTGAAATAGCGGAGATATCACCAGAATCATTGACTTGTACAGACACCTCTTGCTCGTCCAAGGCTTTCAAGCCAAATGTACGTATACGTACCCCGTCTTTTTTTCGAGCAGTACCGGCAGGAATAACCTTAACGATTTCTGCGCCTGCTTTCGTCACAGCTTTTTTTAATGGCTCTAGGCCTTTGTCATTAAGATTGTTGAAGTCCAGGACGGCGTAGGTCTGCCCGTTCTTCGAAAACAGATTAGCGGGCATAAGACGTCACCTTATCTACAGGAATGGCGAATACTTTGGTTACAACAGATTGAACAGGGAATAATCGATATAGTGGATTAATTCGGCTATCGCCGTGGGTCATTCGTACAACCAGCTCCCAATCCCCTTCCTTCAAGTAACGACGATTGAAAAACAGAAACTCTCGAGTTAAGCCCTTTTCCGAGATGAATAATGACCGCGCCTTTCCGGTGATCACCGTCGTAGGGTCTTTCTTATCTCGCAGGCAATATTCAACTCTTGCGCCTTTCACATTCCGGCATGTCGTAAGAAAACTGACTGGGAACCGGATTACTTCATCGCTGTATTCTTCTGATCCGGTATCTTGAACAAGTACTTTTCTTCGCTTAAACAGAAAGCGATCTGCAAGTGCCGCTGCAACAACCAGCGCAAGGCACGTTTCACTGATCATCTAAATCCCCTTTTTAATAAAAATGCTTTGCAGCGCAGCTATAAACTTCTCTTTCGCCACGGTTACGGTTTCTCGCCCGTTATTGCTCGCTACCAGTACAGCCAGGAGTAAAAGTGGTTCCTCCCAGCGAAGGTGCTCAGCTGAGTAATAAGCTGTGGCGCCGGATACAAAGCTGATCACCAGCTCAGTAAACAGGTTGAACCAATCACGCTTAATCCTTTCCTCCCGCACCCCCTGAAGGAAAACAGCTAATCCTCCAAGCGCCGAAAGCAGCACAGCAATAACGAGCGTTTGGGTGCTGGTGGGCACGTATTCCTCCGGCTCTGTAGGTACGTTGAGAGGCTAACAAAAGTGACTTTTGAAACTTGCAGGAGTTTTAGTGCAAAAAAAGCGCCCTGGTGGGCGCTTTCCGTATCATGGCTCTTTAGGCCATGTAACTGTTTTTAACGTAGTATCAAGACGATACAATTGTATCCGATAAATTTCCCAACTCTTGAGCAACGCGGCCTCTTCTTCGGTCGCAATCCCCAATTTTTCAGCATCCTGCAACGGTGCCATCGCCTTTGCGGCCGAAGCCATTAAGGATGCCTTCCTGCGCTCAGCACTGGTGCGCTGTTGCGCCGCAGTCGGTGGCGGGATGTCTACCCAGCACGGCCGCCCCTTCGATGCCCCACGTTGTTTCCCCTCCGGCGGTTGGCCGGTGAACGCCTGAAACACAGCCTCATCAACATCAATGCCGTCATCAGGCCAAGCGCCTACAGCGGCGTAATCTTCCAGCATCGAGAGTGGGTAAAACGCATTCTTTTCAGCACTATAAACATACATATTTTTTATTTCCCAATCGCGAACCACGTCATGCCACTATCCCAGTCGGTGCGCACTTCGTTGCTGTAGCATTGTTTGTTCCAGTTAAAGCCTTGCGTGTTATGGCTGCCGAGCTGCACGCCGTAGTCGTAATACTGATCCCAGGTGCTTCTGTCCGGCCAAGCGGGCGTCATCAGGATCGGCCCGACCCATTGGGTAAACGGGATGTTGAACGACTGCCACAGGTTCGCACTTTCGTTAATCCCCTTCGTGTACGTCCTGCCATACTGTAGGAGAATGCCGGTGTTCTCGTCTCGCCACCATCCTGATCCCTCATGCGTTCGGTTCGCAAAGGAACCCCAGTCAACACGGCCGTTAATATTGTTTTTCAGCCATTCACTGAGGTAGCCACCCCAAGCTGACCCCTGAACGTTTCCGTCCGGGTGCCACGTTGTCCCGCTGGATGTGGTGATCGCAGGCCAGTTACCGCCGATATGAATACCCGACTCAAAGGCGGCGGCACCGGTTCTGACATCCACAGAAAACGGACGCAGGTTGTTGAATGTGCCGTACTGGTCGTTTTCTTTTGTCAGCAGCAGGTAAAGCCTGTTGCCATCATTCCGCCAGAATGAACCGAACCCGCCGCCGATCAGCCGGTAGTTATCGGGATTTGTTGATTGGATCTCAGCACTGGTTTTTACCGGCCCGGTGAGCTGTCCTCCAGACTTCGCCAGATATCGTCCATCTGATTCAGTTTTGTTATACGCATTAACATCACCAGCCAACAAATTGACGTCCGATGATAGAGGTTTGCCATTAACTTTAATCGAGCGAAGCGCGTACTTTTGCGCTGCCTGCGGGTCAGTCAGCGCTCCTACATCGGCAGCAGTTGGCTTGTCGAGTGTTGTATACACCTTCGCCCAAGTTTTAGCCGTCGCCGGATTATCTTCCCTAAGAGAGCGCAAATAAAACTCAGTATTACCGGAGCCAATAGCGAATTGCACGTGTCGATATTTGTTGAGCTTGAATGTGATTAAATTACCGAGATTGCCTTTAGTTAGCGGATAGCCGACCGATTTATCGCCCAGTTGCTCCAACATGAATCCATCTGGACGAGTAAGGTCATTGTCGGCGTTTGATGCCTGCAAGCCTTCGCTCGGGAAAATAACACGCGGCAACGTGAGCGGCCCCGACATTTCGTCGCTAGATTTTTTAACATATCGCCCATCTGATTCTTCTTTCCCCCAAACCCCAATATCTTCTGGGGCCGGGTTATTACCCGAGTGATAGATTGAGTTGGATATAAATCTAATGCTAGCTGTTGGTGCAGTATCTTGAGTAGCAAATGAATATGCCCAGTTGGTCATTTTCACTGATGCTGTAACGCTGAAAACAACATTTTTTACATACGTAGCTACAAGGATATATAACTCATACTTATTGGCCGATACTTCGATCGCCCGAACTTCAGATATGGCTGGCAGACCATAATGATGGCTAGTTACAATGGCGCGAAACGGATCATTTATTTTAGTAATTGAACCATTATTAGTCCTAAGCATTATTCGCTGAGATGCATTATTTCTTTCGGACGCGTTATAACCAGCCCCCCCCATTACGTCAATAGTTAGAGTAGCTCCATACTGAAGCATGTTAGAAGCTGTACCAAGCAGAACCCATGACGGTGCTGCGTTTGTCTCGACTTTTAATTTTGCAATACTGCCAAAGTTATCTACCAAATCCTCTGTTGAAAGCGTTCCGATATCAGAAGGCTTTGGTTTATCGAGTTCGGTATAGATTTTAGTCCACCCCTTCTCATAGCCGAAACCATCTCGAGAAGATCGATATGCAATACCGCCATTACCATAATTAAATCTGAATCCAGCTGAACGCGTGCTACCTGTGCCGCCCAGATGAAAATGCAGAACAGACGTCATACCGGAGGCCTGAGTGCTATAGAACCCGGAAGGTGAGTTCCAAGCAACATCTGTAGCCGTTCCTGCAAGTCCTCTTGAAAAGTATCGTGAGTCAGACTCTGATTTATTGTATGCATCCACATCAGATGCAAGCAGATTGATATCTGATGTGAGGGGTTTCCCATTCACTCGTATAGATCTTAGTGCATACTTCTGCGCTGCCTCAGCGTCTGTTAGCGCACCAACATCTGCGGCCGTCGGTTTTCCGGCAGTTGAGTAATATTGTGACCAACCGCTAAACGACCCGTTATTGTTCGTAGCGGCATAAAGTTTGTTGCCATTACCATGACCAATGAATAAATAATGGATAAAGCGCTGATTTCCTGGCTCTGTGCTAAGTGTTGACTGGTTTGTTGTTACATAGAGTGAACCCCAGGGGACAGGAGTAAATGAGCTATTTTCGACGCTCCAAACACCAGCTGATGTAGGTTTGTCGGCTCCATTTAGTACGCGTTGCACACCCATCCGTGCCGCAAAATTGTTCCTATGATCTGCGGCACCAACGTCTGTGATTGTCGGTTTGAAATTTGTTGTATATGCCTGCGACCACTTGACCCCACCAGCCGGCGAATTAGATTGACCAAAGAAAGAACTACCATCATTTTTGATAGCAAGATATGCCGAAGAGGGGCCACCATCGCAAGGTAGCGAGACAACACCGAAAACCCCTTTTCCTGGCGCATTTTCAGATGTTTCGTTGACTCGATAGAACTGTGCAGTATTGCAATACGCATTGTCAAAATGCCGCGATCCTGCGCCAAGTCCAAATGCGCCAACAGCCATCAACTGACCCGCCGCAACACCAACATTACGCGTCGCAGCATCTCCCAGCTCTAAGCTTCCACGGGCCTTTGCTTTATCAGTTAGATCAGCAAGGTTGCTTGCCTTGGATAAATATCGTCCATCTGATTCAGTTTTGTTATACGCATTAACATCACCAGCCAACAAATTGACGTCCGATGATAGAGGTTTGCCATTAACTTTAATCGAGCGAAGCGCGTACTTTTGCACTGCCTGCGGGTCAGTCAGTGCACCTACATCGGCAGCTGTCGGTTTGAAGGCTTGGGTATATACGCGATCCCATTTCTCAGTGGATGCCCCAGTATCTTTACGCATAGAGCGCAAATAAAACTCAGTGTTACCAGAACCAAAAGCGAGTTGAACATTTCGATATTCGTTCGATTTGAACGTGACCAGAGTTCCCAGGCCACCTGGCACTGGATATCCCGTGTTGATAGTAGAAAGTGATTCAAGAGTGAATCCATTTTCACGATCAATATCTTTGTTAGCGTGAAATACGCCACCGTCAGGAAAAACTAGACGAGTTACACCTAACGGCCCTGTCATATTCCCGCCGGTAATGGGGACAAATGACCTACCTGCTTTAACAGTCAACAATCGACTATCTCGAGCATCATTAATATCATCTGTAGGCTCATAAGAAACCTTCAGAGAATAACGGTTCGCGATACTAATACTTCCGGCCGGCACGCTAGTTGCATTAGCTGCGAGGTTAACTCGACAAATCTCAATCATGCCATCAATGATGCTTTTCTCGTCATTAACGACAAACAAACTGGCTGCCTTAATTTTGGAATCAGCGTTTACCTGATCGGTGGTGATACCCAGTCCGTATTTTGCCTCCAAAACAACGATGTTCAGCTTCCCAGCCGATAAAGCTACAGTTTGCTCAGTAAGAAGCTGTACTGTGATTTGATAGCCATTAACATTAACCGATGCTACACCTGGCTTAGTACCGTTTGGTTTAACGATAACATTTAGACCATTGCCAGGGGCAACTGAGAATCCTTGATACACACCGGCGCCAAAAATCCCATATGCTTTGCGGTTGAAAGCAGATGAGGCGTATGGCTCTAAATATTGAATATCAGCCAAAAGGCCGCTGGAATTTTTCGGGGCAACGATCGTGATGCCGCCAACTGTAGTTATAGCGGCCATTATCCAGCCCTCTGGTCGATAGTTAACACGGCAGTAAAGGCCTTCCCGCGATACAAAGTGTCTTGCTGGCAGCAAAGGACAGCGAACGCTTTGCCATCGCCGTCAATCAGCATCATTGTATTGAAGTTGTATGGTGTATCCGCAGGTAGCAATGAGTCCTGTAGCGTTGCGTTAATTGTGATCAACCCTTCTTTGGCAGTACAGACGAGGTTGCACTCAGCAAATTTGTTTTTCAGATCGCTCAAGGAGTATGTCGACGGGATGTTCGCGATGTTCCAACCTCCCGCCGGGTTGGCGGTTACGAGGGCCGATGTACCAAAGTACCCCTTCGACATTACGAACCTTGTTCCAGCCCCGATCTCTGACTCCGCGCGCCGGTTGTAAAAATAATCCAGCAGTGCAGCTCGAAATAGCTTCCCGCCGGTCTGAACGGCCTTAATTTCTGCCATAGAAGAACGCCTGTGCAGTGGTTGATTAGCAGGCGAGTTTATGTAAAGTGAGTTTTAGAATTGAAAACACCGGCCCAGTGGGGCTGGGCCTCTGCATTTTGTCATGCAGCCTGTTAAATGGTGTCTAGATAAATAATGGAGTTTATTCGTCCTACCTCGGCCGCAGAAATAGGCAGTATAGCGCTATCTACCTCTTCTGGGAATGTGTATCCGATTAGCTCTCCAGAGGTAAACTCGATGTTACAACCTCGGTAACCGAGCGTTTTAATGCTGGCGATCCCGTCCACTACAACAAGGCGTGAATCATCCCCTTGCGTTGGGCGTATCATTGGCGCAGGCACCACATCAAGCACCCAGGCATCGAGTCGCATTTCATCCATATGGACGGGTACAGCCTCCAGTGGCCGAGGAATATTGCTGAGCGTTTGGGCCACAGTAAGATTTGTAGAAACAGACTGTGCTGCGATCACCGTTTGGAGTGATTCGATATACCAGGTGCCGTTTTGGATCTTTGCGCTGGCGCCAGAGAGGGTGAATACTATTTTTCGCTCCACCAGCTCAAACCGCAAATGATATCCCATGCCATCAAACACTATATGCAGCGGTATCAACGGTTCTATGACCATTTTGAACTGACGCATGAATTCGTCTAACACCTTAGATGGATCTGTGTCCGAATACACCTCGTAAACGTCATTCAGTGCCACGCTGATGCGCCCGCGCGAGGTTAGGAAGAAATCACCATACTTATCCTTTGACGTCTCCAGCTCGTCTTTGGTGACGAAATAGGAACCATACGGAAACTTTGCTTGATCCACGGGGGCATAAAGTGGCGCCCAAGTCGCCGCAAGGTTTTTGAACTCACGCCAAAGAGTTGCCTCAATTGGGCGACTTGTTCCCTTGAAATGGATCTCATCCAGACGTTGCGAAAGTAATACTGGCAGTGAAGTAGAATTTTCCCCATCGATATAGAAGAACTTACCCAGTTCTCCCATCTTTTTCCTCAAGTCATCTTTATCCATTGAGTACAGCGATTTTCTATTGGCAGTGCGCTCAATCAATGGCAGAACAATACTGTTCAGCATTGACTGCACCACATCAGCAAACCCCGCCCACAACCCAGATTGTTGCTTAGCGGACGTCATTTGCTCTTTGAACCAATTATCTTTCATTATAACTCTCAGTATTTAAGTTCGAATTTCGATTTTTTCACATCAAGATAAATAAAATCATTTAGAGCTGCCGCTTCGCTCATATTTATAATCTCAAGCTTGAATTTCGACAACAGCCCTGTTGACTGAATAATCGCCCAAACTTCATTATGCGAAACTCGTGCAAACTCCCCTGATTCATCGCGTTCAAAATTACTTGAGTCTCGACCCGCCCTAGCCTCCAGTTCATCGCGGATCTTCTTCTCTGCATCAACAATTACTTCGTTTTTTTTCACAACGCCAGTAACGTTAATTGTAAATGGCCGCTCATTTGTCTTTACGTATACAAAATTCTTGTTGAGTTCATTGGGGATATCCTGAAAGGCGCTTAAAACAACCGATTCCATTTGTTCCTGAGTCAGCCCTTTCTTATGTCCGCAGAAAAATACTGTATTAATATTTTTCAGAGAATGAACGCCTGTTGATTTTTCTTGCTCCTTCTCACCCCAAGCATTGATCCAGCTTATATTTGGAATCTGAGTGCGAAGATAAAATTTATAGTCCGCGCCCCACACTACCTGGCCGTCATAGGCTGTAAAATATTGCGCTCTATTCCGTGTCTCTTCGGTAGTTTCGTAACCTGCTCCGTTTGTAATCGGAGTTTCTGTTTTTACCTCAATTTTACCTGATAAATCAGAAGATCCAGCATATGGCGTTAAAGTCTGTCCTTGCACAAGGGTGATATCACCATCACTTAACCACACATCTAAAATGACCTGTTCGCCACCAGCCGGCATCTTCCCAATCGAACCATCACCAAAACGAATACCTATTTGCTCCGTGGGTCGATAGAATTTTACATAATGAAGAGAGTTCTTATTAGAAAGACGGAATTGAGGATTCTCTTCCCACCGGCGTGCCACTCCATTATCTGTGACAGATACATCGATACTGACACACCTCTTCGTCATAGCTTTCGTTAATGTGAAAGACAAGAACTCTGTTTCGTTTTCGACATCAAATATGAGCTGTTCTCGTTCAAGCTGCTTTGTTGGAACACCATGCCGAGTTTCCCCAGGCTTTAAAACAAGCGGTTCAACCAGCATGTAGCGTTTCTGTTCGTCAGAAATTAGATCCGCATAGATTGGAAGGGATTGTTGTATCTGAGTTTTATTTGTTACTGATGAAGTGCCATAAGATGGCATAATTTGGCGGGCCACATACCCACGATCCTCAGCACCAGCAAGGATTGAAGAGCGCTTTGTTGCTGTACTAATAAACCCTTCGGTTAACGCTTTCTCCGCAGCTGTTTGAGCTGCGTAAATTATCTGGCTGAGCATAATCGCCAGCATTTTCATAAACTGGCTATTTACAAAGCGACTCCACCAGACATTCTGCTGAATAAGGGCTGTGAATTTCTCTAAAATTTCCTGCGAAGTCATATCATTACTCCTTTTTCATCGCCCAGGAAAGATCCTGTTTCGGTATCCCAATAGTCAGGACAAATACATCGATTTCTGCTGGCTCTATCCTGATCCCTGTTAACTTCAAATCAGCTATATCGCTCATCATTTTGATGATGATCTCGTTCTCGATAGCGACCAGCGTATGCACGCTATCTAGAGGCTCGTGCTTATAACGCGGCAACGGATTTCCATACTCAGGTAGACCATAGACACTTCCTTCCGGCGTATGTAACCAGTCCTCAATGCGTGCTTGCATGGCTTCTACATCACCAATTTTGACGTTTACGCCCTCCCCGCTCACTCGTAAAAGGCTATCTATTTCGTTCATATGAATACCTGTACTGGTAGCTAGGACGCTAATTTAAGCGAAGTGAGTTAATGAGCGCGGCAGGAGTGCCGCGCCCACTATCACCCGAAGAGTTTTTCGAGGGCACTATCTGATATTGAGGTTGGGACTTCCCCACGCGGGGCCGGCTGAGGGCTGTGGGCCGTCATATTGATATTTGTCTCTTTCGGTTCCGGCTTCACATTGAGTTGTTTCTCGACCCCTTTCGCAATACGTTCTAACCAGGACAGGCTTTCATCATCGTGGCTACGTGATTCATTATCGCGCTGATAAACTGGCGCCACACCACTAGCCGCCAGATTTGGGATCGGTGGAGGTGGTGAAGTTTGAAACGCAGAAATAACCTGCTGAGTGAGAGTATTTGCTTTTCCCCCAATCGCGTTAGAAACCGTGTCGCTCAGGAAAGATAATGGCGTATCAGCCATCAGGCCGGAAATGAGCGATGAAGCCCCGCTACCAACCGTATCGCCGGCCGTAGCTCCGAACGAAGACAACGGATTATCAATATCTACACCTATCGATTGTAGCGCGCTTCTAGCTGCATCCTCCCCCACGCCTTTAACTGCTCCAATAGCAACGTTACCGATGCCTGAAGCCATGTATTTCGTCTCATCCCACCAGCTATCAGTTTCTGAATTTCCGGGGGGAGACATTTTATTGCGAGATTTTTTCACCTCATTTGCCGGGACGATCTCCATCGACCGCTCTTGAGCACCACTAACCGTAGGAGGTGGAATTAGCTCAATGTCCGCATCAGACAAGCCCGTATAACCCATTCTGCGGCTAGCACGCCCTTGAAGAACTGCGATGGCATCTGGCAAGCCAGACGCACCTTGCAAGGCCGTTGGAACTTTGTCATTTAGAGGTACTGTTAACCCTCTTTCAGGAGCCGGAACAGTCAACCCTTCAACATCAAACATCCCTGTTAGAGCTGCATCACTTTTCCCACCAAGTTCGCCTAAATACGTTGCTGCTGTATCGTAAGCCTCGGATGCAGCTTCGCTGACTCGTGAGCCGATTGTTTGCTTTTCTGGCCGAGAGAATTGAGCATTGTTTGTTATCGCCTCAAGGCCATCGTTTTGTCGCTGTTGGTTAATTATTGATAATGTTTCTGGATTAAATTGACCAACCCATTTTCTCCCGGAGCGCGCACCAATGGCTGTTTTTATAAATTGATCGGAAACCTGCGGGGCACCGCCTTCAATTGTAGCGATTTGCCGCATCACTTTAGTCATTACGTCTGCATTGCTTAGGTCGAGGCGATCGCTTTCCCTCACCCTCAAAGTTTTAGATAATTGAGCTATATAGCCCTCAGTGTCATTCTCGCCTTTTGGGGCGTAATTCGTGATAATACCGCGCACGGTATTCAGCTTCTGATATCCTACAGCTTTAGACGTCCCTTCAGCGTAACTGCTAAGCTGATTAGCCAAGGCTCGAAACCCTTCTTCTGGCGAGTCGAATTTCGCGAAGCGTCGCTCACCTTTGGCATTTGCAGCTTCCAGCTCAGCGCCGGCTTGACCTGCATATTCAAGGTTCCCAAAATTATTATTTCTAAATGACCTGGTATGTGAGTTAACCCCGCCAATATTTAGTTCACTCGACACATTATTAAACGTCGGAACTGAACCAGGAGTTCCACTCTGATCTTCCAATGGCTCTGCCATACCTGGCATGGTAGATTGAAGTGATCGGTCTAGGTCTTTAATTGCCTCAGTCGTTTGCTTTGCTCCAGCTCGAATGGCTTCAACATGACTATCACTACTGGTACCAAAGAATTCTTTTACGCTACTAATACCGCTATCTAAAGACTCTTTGACGCTGCTAACGCCGCTATCAAGCGATTCTGCGATCCCATCGGTGCTAAACGTTAAGCTGTCCGCAACACCATCCATACCCAGCCATCTGGCGCCATCAGCTAAGAACCCTGCCCCTCCTGAAACTAGACCACCCATGTCGATTACGTTGGCTGCTGCATATTCGGTTTTTTGGCGCCCTGGGACTTCTTGCCCCTCAGCCAGTTTAAACGCCCCACGTTGCCCATCGTCATTGCTGAAGCCTTCAACCGCATCAATGCCGGCGCCAATAATCGTCCCGACCACAGGAATAGCCTTCAGCGCCCCCTTTGCAGCAAGTTTCCCTGCGGCTTTCTCGGCGACCTTTTCACCAGCAACTTTTTCAGCTGCATGCTCAGCCGATGCAGTCGATGCTTTTGCAGCGACCTTTTCATTTGCCTTAGCTGAAGCTCTACTTTGCGATACTTTCCTTCGCCGTTTAGACCTCTTGCCGGATTTTTTCTGCTTCCGGCTTTCCACTTCACTATTTGTTGATTTCTGAGGGCTTTCAGTAACTGGCGTGGCTAGTTCACCAGCCTCACCATTCACGCCGAAGACCCCTTTAATGGCTCCGTAAGCGCCGGCCGCTACTGCACCCGCACCCGCCGCTACTTTTGCTATCTTACTGCCTTTACCCTTACCTGCTGGCACTGAAGGTTTGCGCTCTCCATGCACTCCCCCTGTTGTGAGCGCTCCGCGCCCAGTTCGAATTACATCGCCGACGTCACTTGCACCGGCCAATCGCCTGAACAGCTTTACAAGCACTCCGCCACCAAGAGCTAAAGACAAGCCGCCTAAAATACGAGATCCAATGGCCTTTCCAATGGCTTTACCACCCAGGCCAGCAAGAACACTACCCAATAGACCCCGGCCGGCACTGCCCTTTTCGTTTTTGTCTCGAATTTCACCAAGGACTCGTATGATTTCTGCGTCTGACTTCGCAAGTTGTTCCTGTTGCGATTCCATGACCGAAATTACTTTGCCTGTGGTGCTCGTACTATAAGCTTGCTGTGACTTGGTTGGTGTCACACCGGCGAACGTCACGGGTGTTTGACTCGTCGATCCTGGTTGGTCTTTGCGCTTATCTCTCCATTCCTTGAGGCTGACAACCTTATCGTTTAAACCGCTCACAAGTTCGGCGGCTTCTTTCCCTGCGCTAAAAAGAACCCCGCCAGCTGCCATACCAGCAACCTCAGTCGCTTCGCCATCGCCTCGTTTACTAACGATTAATGATGAAAGCCTTTTCAGCAGGCTTTGTTCCTCTGATTTCTTACCATCTCCACCCGTCTTTTCAACAGTGTCTTTCGAGATAAAGCGCCCTGCTTTATCCCTCGCAGCCAATCCTTTAGCAACATCATGTTTTATTGATGATTTTATCGTTTTATCTTCTTCAATAAACGGTAGCTTTTTTGCCGCATTTCCGATTTCAGAATAATGATTTTCGATTTCACCTTTTAATTTTAGAACCCGTCCAGCATGGCTTTGACTGTTACTTTGTTGCAAAAGCGTATTTTTTGATTGCAAATTACTTAAATTTGCATGATTTCCGCCCGAGCCGCGCGTGACCTTCCCGCTTTCGATGGTGAATGGTGATTTTTGACTTTTTTTGTCATTTATTTGAAATCCACCACCTGAAACAATCAGTTCAATACGCCCATTGTTATTGCGAATATCATGCAACTGATTGCGACGAAGAGGCGAAGTGCTTTCGTTGGCAGGGGCTTGACGTCGTGCAATCTGCGTAATAATCGAGGCATTAGAACGTTGCAACTTGATATCGTTAGGTCTTAGGGAGGAGCGACCTACGATAACCCTATGTATATCAGTCAGAACCTTTAGTTCACGAGCGCTGGCATGATCTATCGCATCGATGATTGACAGCATTTCAGATGGTGTGGTGTTAAGTGCCGGCATTATCGTTTACCTGACGAATTTTTTATCATTTGAACCAAGTCATCGCACATCCTGAAGGCTCGCCACTGCGGCAATCTTTCGATATCGCCTATCGACTGCTTTCCATATAGAGCTAAGTCATGAATTAGGGTCACCCAGGAGCTTAACGACATGACCTGGAAGGTAGTCGACACACCGAAATTGAAAGAAGAGGCGAGTGGAAATTGCCTGTCCCTCCTTAGCCAAGGTAGGGCAGTTATGAGGCTTTATGTAGAGCTGCGCCGTTCCTTTGCGGATCGTTATAGGTAGCCCGTGGCGTAACGTTTCCTGCATCTTTTTGACGTTGGCAACTAGTGGCAAGAACTCCGAGTATGTTTCCATGCTACGGATCAGTTCATAACGCATTTCAGCCGCTTCCTGGAAGTCTCCTGGTTGCTCGGCCAGGTGTGCTTGGAGAGTGATCTCCACCAGCCGTAGGTTCGCTAATTCCGTTTCATAATTTGGGGCGTCTTCCGCCGGCAGATTTGAATACATCATTTCAAGATGTTCCATACCCAGACCGTCGATCGGCTTCAGGTGCCATTGATACGGGATGCCCTTAACAGGAATGCTGATCTCGATATGCGGGGGGACTGTTAGCAGCTCCAAATCTTCAGCTAACCCGCACAGATCAAAATCATAGTGATGCAGCTCACCACAATGACTGCATTGATAGCTAACTGTCTGTTCCGCGCCATTCGGTTGAGAATGGGTGTGAATCCACCACAGCGCTGTGCGGCGATCTTGTGCTGTCCACTTAGCGCTATCTTGCATTACACCAAGCTGAACAGAATTCAGGTATCGAGTTGTGGCTTGCTCTTCTTGGTCTGGAGACGTCCCACAGAACGCCAGCGCATCGTTGACAGCAGGTGCACGAAACTGGATTTCGTTCTTAGGATTTGAAGGCTGGTAGAAAATTGGAATGTACATGAATAGCCTTAAAATTTGATAATGCTGGTGGTTTTGCTTAGAGCATCGCCGGCCATACCTGTCGCCACCGAGGACGCCAAACCAGTTAGGCTTGCGTCGGCTGAAGTGTGGCAAACAAAGGTCAGTGGGTAAGACAGAAACTCGCCAACTTGATCATAGGAACGCGTTGTAGCGCCTCTCTCTGTTGGGATTACTGAATACTCGGCGTCTAAGGTCTTATTGCCGTTGAAACCCACCCGGTAGACCCGGATGTTCATTACGTAGAAAGGGGAAAGATTGATAGTGCCGTCACGGTTTATAACCCGTCGTTTTCTGCCATCGAACCATTTTGCAATGCGTCCAGTTTGGTCATCGCGAACAGTTATTGTTACCGTGCCTGGAGTGATATGAGTTGGTTTGTTGAATTGGATACCGCCAATGATTTTTGCATCCGTTTCGATAGTCCCTTCGCTATACGAAACGTCACGAACGAACATGAAGAGGTCTTTCATGCCATCGGCTTCAACAACCCATTGCCAACCTTGGGCATACTGGATGCGCATTGCCATTTCCAATATGCTTTTTGCATAGGCAACTTCGCCAGAGTGACCAGCCTTGCCATTCACCATCCCACCGCCGGCAAAACCACTTGATGAACCGCCACCAAGCGCATAATCCAATGCTTCCTTTACGATATCATTCGTTCCCTGGAGGAAGCGGTTAGTGGCTGAATCCATCGCGTCATTGAACATGCCGTTAACCGCATTTTTAAGACTAGATCTACTTGATAACCCATCAAATATGCCCATGATGCCCCCATTTAAAATAGCGTTGCGCCGGCGATGATTGCCCGGTTTGACGACATTAGGGCTTCCAGATCTGCCTTGCGCTGATTGAGCGTATTTTCATCGGGAAGGGCTGACGTATCCAATTTACCGGCGATTGACACGCGGCGCTGGCGCTCGGTATTAGGAATAGCGATAAGAACTTCCAAATAGTCTTGAATAAGGCCAATGATTGTTGGGGGAACTGTCCAGGCATCTAAAGGACGGTCGCGCAAGTTGACCAGGTAAGAAAGGATAAGGGGGTAGCACTCGCTGCCATTGAGTTCGAGATCAATTGAAGTGCCATAATCGTCGCTATATACGAGCGCTTCACGTTTATCAACAACGTGCACTAGGGCCAAGTAGTCTTCAGGATAAGGCAGGGATACACCTGCCTCTTTTCCGATCTTGACTCTACGCACCAAGCCAGCTCGATCCTGATATGCCGCCAGAGCCTGAATCAGAAGGCTTTCCAGCACTTTTGACTCAACCACCAGCAGAGGTGTAAACCGAGATTTGACACCATCAAGAAGCTCGTTTGGTGTCATCGAATTACTCCACCCAGTTGTAGATAATACGAAGGCTTGGGCGAACAGCAACAGTGACGTCTTCGGATGATAGATCCACAGCTTCAGAGTAGACTTTGCAATGAAGCAATGACCGGGTCAGGCCTTTATGATCACCGCCGTTCGACTCGGCCGCTGCACTAATTGTGATATCAACGTATTTTTTGCCAAACACCATATCTTTCACTGCTGCAAGAACGTCGCCTGTAATGGTTTCAACGCACTGAACCTGGATCTCACCACTATTTCTCAGTGCTCCGTGTTGGTTGAACTTCATACCACCCGGCGCCACATCTTCCATGTCTTCACGGGTCATTTCTGGCAGCTGCGCCGTTCGGATCAAGATAGAGAGGTTTTCATGCCCCTTAATCACCATCCAGTATTCCGAGCCGATCAGCTTTTCGCCGGCCGCCAGGTTCTGGTTAAAGCGCTTTTTTAAGAAGCCAACATCCGCTTTGGTGTTACCAAATCCACTCATAATTACCTCAAATGTACATAAGCGGTATTTCAGACTCGTTGTAAGCCGTCATACCTGAGATGTGCAGGTTCACTGTGTTGTGGGCGTACATACCTGTTATCGTGCGCGGGGCGTCCAACTCGTATTGAACTGACTGAATCACGGCATGCATAATTTTTTGCCGTCGCCCAATATCCAGGACAACAGGCTTCGGCCGGCGGCCACCTGGCAGGAAGTTTTTCAAGTCAGGCGACGCCATTTGCTGCAACGCCATAATCGCGGAGTTGACCTCGATCTGCGCATCCACTTTCGCCATGAAATGCAGCGATAAATTAAACTCCGGTGGCTTCTGGCCTTCCCACACCAGCATGCTGTTAATTTTCGCTTTTGACGTCGTGGTCGATGCCGCTTGAGTCGCATTCGAGAGGGTGCTCACGCCGGCCATAGAGCCAACTGAGTTGTTTTCAAACGGCGACGACCAAAGGCTTTCTAGCATCGCAACGCTGCCTTCCCCGATGTATCCAACGACCATGTTTGTGCCCGATGTGATGTAGGCCTTCAGGAATGGACTCACACCGTCAGGCATTATTGCGCCACAAATCACAGAACCCCCTTTAAAGCCCACCCCAAGGGTGGGCCTGATACCTTACAGACCGCGTTTTTTCCGCACTTTCAGCGATTTCCGGCGAGAGATATTTGCCGCTGCCGTGTGAGATTTGCGTTGCGCCTTTTTGATGGAAGCACGCTGCAATGCAGTAATGCGCTTCGGGCGAGGGCGCTTACGAATCAGTTTCACCTCTCCATTGCGGACAACTTTTTTGTTCGCCTCCAACATTGCGTCATCATCGCTATCCCCAGAGACGCCATAGATTGCGATAGCTTCATCGTCGTCTTCATTTGCCGCTGAAATTGCATCCGCAACGGCAATTGCCGCTTCGTCATCTTCTTCATCGATCATTTGAGTGACAGAATCTTGATCGGCACCCAACGAAACCGCAGCTTCAGCCAGGATTGACAGGACGCGGTTGTACTCATCCGTTTGGGCATCAGTGATTTCATCGTCATCTTCGTCGTCGCTAATGCCGGCCATAACCATCGCGATACCGTCAATGTCTTCACTGGTCGGGTTAGATGAACGCGCCCAATCCAGCAAGAATGAAGCCGCTACAGAACGCTCATCCTGACGCGACCGTTTTGATACAGCCTCGAAAATGGCATCTGAGAGCGCCTTCTTGCCTTTTTCGGTGCCAGGCTGAGCCTTGCCCTTATTCGACTCCAGCAGAGCGTCAGGAGCCGCTACGGACGCTGTAAGGCCAAATGCAGCCTCTAGCAATGGGTTAACTTTGTTTTGTTTGAAAATATCCACTTTTAGCTCCATTAACGCAGTAAAACAGGCACGCCGATAATTCGGCGGGAAACACCCGTCACACACACTTCCCAACGCACTTCCCAGCTATCGAAACCGGTATTAGTTACAGTCACGATATAAGGCGCGTCACCCTGGCTGGCATCGCGCGGCTTAACCAATGCATCTGCCGCCACATAACGATCGAGTAATCGAGGAATACCCTTTTCCAGGCCTTCACGAGTTAAGCCATCAGGTTCATGTTTAAGTGCCGAGGCGAGGGAGTAGTAGTTGCGAGCGATAGAGTTCATAACGGAAATAACGTGTTGATACTTCTTGTAGTTATTTTCCATACAGGTGGTCAGCGCATCATCAATGACGATCGCACCATTCGAACTGGTCACAACGTTGAGGTGTGCTGTTGCAAAGACTTCTCGGTCAATGGTTGCGGCAGCAGGTAACGGCTGGATGTTTTGACGATTGACGACGCCACGTGAGCTTCCTGCTGGAGAGTAATGCCAGCCGCCAACATCAGGCACTAGAGCAACCCCCTTGGCCTTCGCCGTGAATGCATCACCAGACAAACCGAAGACAACATTCGATTGGCCTAAGGGGTCACGACAGGAGAACGGGAAGTAGTACGCTGTGACGTTTTCATTGCCAGCCAGGCCAAGTCCAGCTAGTTGCTCCAGCGCCTTATCAGCCGCCAAGCGAGGGTCAACATCAGCGAACATATCAACACGAACCGCCTTTGCTAATTCGGCAAGTTTTGCGATAGCTGTTGCATCGTAAGTGCCTAAAGTCAGGATCGCGGTATACTCCACCAGCGAGCCGTCCAGAACAGCAATTGAGCTAGCGTAATCTTTTGCCGCCAGCTTCTTGTAATCACCATCCGAACCACCAACAAACGCTTGGTTAGTGATGCCAGCAAAAGACGCGGGCAACACCACGGTATCCGAGATCAGAGCACGTAAGCGTGAGCCGTTACGTTCGAGCACATCTGGAATGAACGCAGAAAGCCCCATGTCGTCGACAACATCGGAATTCAGCGAAACCTCGTAATTCTCTAGCGTGCTCTCAGCACCTAACGAATCAGTAGCGACCAGCTTCAGCTTGAAAATCCCAGGTTTGTCTTTGGCCGGTTCGAAGCTCAGTTTGCGATTTGTAGATTTATCGCCGTCTTCCACATAGAACGTAATTGCGGTCTTGGCCGGCAAAGTGATATCAGCGCCAAACGCTGTTGTGCTGGTGGTTGCCTTCACTGTTGAAACAGCAGGTGTGCCCGCTGTCTCAATGGTGAGGTTGATAGCAGGAATCAGCATGCCAGGCAGTGGAATTCGCACGACATATCCGTCGCCACCAGATAAAGCTTGGTTTACGTGGCGTAGAGGCTCAAAGAATGCACCTTCTTGCGGTCTTGGCGCCTCACCTAGGATAGACGTGACGTTATTTTTGGTAATTTTAAGTACGGTGTTCGGCTTACCTTTTCGCGAAATAACCAATCCCGCAAAAACTGATGCTCCGCCTGAAGTAGAGCCGATTGTAGCTGATGCATCGATCGGTGCAGCCGCCACACCGGCTGCCGTACCTAAAGCAAAAGGAATCTTGTTCATTTTTTTTCCTAGTAGCGCCCCAGCTGGGGCGCTTGATCAAAGGATTAGCCGGCAGCCTTCACAGTGACCTTGGCAACGGCGGTTTTTGAACCGTCTTCACTGGTCATCGTGATATTGGCGACGCCCACAGCTTTTGTTTCGCCGTCACCGCTCTGATCGATGACCGCTAAGGACTCATCGCTAGAAGTCAGCGTAAATGCTTTGTTAGAAGCGTTTTCTGGCAGAACAGCGGGGGTCAGTTTGAATTTCTCACCAACGGTGACAGTCAGCGTTTTTGGCGTTAAGGAAACGGACTCTACGCCTACTGATGCTTCAGGTTTACCGCCGGCTTCCGGCTTTTTTTCGATGAACTTCCCAGTGCCAGGATCGATGGCGCCGACTTTTTCGTTAACGAGCGTGAGACGGGAGAAATAGTCTTCGCCATTGCGTGGGTGGATCTCATTAATGGCAGAACCCCACAGTGTTTGGCGATTAACCAGCGCCGTGCTCGTTGGATGGACAAATGGAATTGCTGGTACTGCATCGCCCGCGACCATGCCGGCCTCACCCAGGTTTTCACCACGTGAGTAGAAAAGAATGTCGCTCGATGAGAACGGATAGCCTTCTTTGTCGAACTGTTCACACACTGGGTTCGGCACTTCATAGATACGGATCGAACCGAACAGCAAGCCGATGAAGTGCACATAGGATGTTTGCACATAGTTCGGCGCCAGTTGGAACATGCTTTCCGGCAGTGACTTGATATAGCCGGCTGCATCACCACCAGCAAAGCCACCACGGATGCCGTATTTTTTAGTACGGTCACGCATCTCCGTGGAAATTCGATTCACAACCCCACGGAAGAGGGCACACCACGGTTCCCATTGCTGGCCTTCAGGCAGCGCTGTGTCGAATTTGTATTCGTGCACAGTATGGAACGCGAGCTTACGCAGACGTTTCATATCCTGCTCATGAGAACACCATTGGGTCAGGCTGGTGAACTGCATCGATGCCAGGTTTAGGCCAAACTCACGTTGCAGATCCATCATGGACTGCACGGTATGCTCGGCCGCCAGGATGTATTGCGATGGCTTCATAGTCCATTTACGCATCGCCTGGTTAATTACCGGGATCAGGTCAGGAGCATTCTCAACGTCCAGCTCGGCCTGCATTGCAATGTGAGTGCCCGCTGGTGGAGCTTCGTCAAACTTCAGCTTCACGATGCCCTTTGTATAGTCGACTGTTCCAGTCACCTGGAAGCTATTGCCTTTGGCGTCTTTTTCGTTGAAGTTGATGTTGCTATCACCATCATCGTAGTGTTTACCGAGCCGGCGGTTCACGATGATACGAACACGAGAACGACGAATTGGCATATTTCGGCCTTCGTAGTCGTAAATCGAGATGGTGAACTCTTTGGCAGTGCCGTCGACGCCACCCTTCAGCATGAAGATACGGCCCATCTGCGAGAATACGCCGGCGCTGAGGTGATCCATTTGCTCACCGCGCTCAAACGACCCCATCTTCACGCCTGCAACGTTGTAGACCTCATAGAAGTCAGACTCATCGCGAGTAGCCGGCATGAAAGTGCACATATCGCTGGTTGCGGCGCCCAGGGCGGACGGCAAGATCATTGCCATGAAAATAGCTTGGCGCATTACACCTTCTGATGTACTCATGTCACTGGAAACTGATTCCAGCATTGCCGCGCCTTCACCGCTACGTTTAGCGGTTGGGGAAGATTCCAGGATCAGGTTTTCACATGCATGTTGAGCATTTGCCAGCAGATCGGCTGGTGGATTACAGCCATTAATGCGGCGGTAATCAGCCACACTGGCCGCCCAAGCTGTAGAAATCTGGCGGACGGCCTTCGGGTCTACGCCTTCAAACATTGGATCTTTGGCTGCTGCCTGAGAAATGGCTTCCGCTTGCTCTTCAACGCTCATAGAGGCGTTGATAGGGGCATTGCTGGTAAACGCCAGCACTCGGCCAGCGCGACAATTTACGTCTCTCTGACGTTCATGAAATGCTTTGGTATCAGACACTTTTTCGTCCTATCTATTTGCACAGACAGGGGTTTGCTTCTCGACATTCGAGATATTAACGAAAGTGAGTTATTGGGGATCACGATAAAACAGTAGGGTTGTTAATGGAGGTTTGTTAGACTAATTCTATTAAACTAATACAGGATTAGTAATGCGTTATACTGTTTATGTGGAATATCGAAACGGCGCGACCAACACGCCAGCGCACTCTGGGGTCAAAGAAGTTGCGTATCGAAACTTTGTTGAATTAGTTGCTGATAAAGATCTACAGCTCACAGCAGAAGCTTGCATTATCAAGTGCTCAACAAGTGAGATACTTCGCTTTGACCTGCGCACCCCTCAACCTCTCCCTGAATTTAAAGAGATCCAATGGCCTCGTCGAGGTGCTCAGCGCCAGGTGAAGAATGGAAAAACAGTCTCAGCTTTTTTAGCGTCAAATGAAGAGGACTTCTTAAAGTCGTTAGGGGGAGGGAGTCTCACGCACGGTATTCGTAAGGCAGTAACAATGCTTAGCATTCTTGAGCAGGAGAAGTTGAGGGATCTCAAGGAAAAAGCCACCAGCGTATCAGCGTAAGCCTAGTGTTTTCTTCGATGCCCCTCTATGGGGCTTTTCGTGCCTTGTCGTGTTCAGAACGCTTGTGGAAAAGTTCTAACACCTCCTCAGCAAACTGATCGTCTACGATGTAGAAGTAGCACTCTGGTACATTCAGAACTTTTCCGAATAGGCACATCGTTTCGAATACTGGTCGATATGCACCCGTTTCATACGATGAGATACGCCCACGAGCGGTGCTTTCGTCAATGCCTGCTAAGACGCCAAGTTGCTCTTGCGTAAGACCTGCGCGGATGCGAGCAGATTTCAGCCGTTTTGTGATCATATTTTTGCCGTCATATTAATTGACGACATGTGTAACATTGCATAACATCAACGTTGTTCAGAATCACAGAACATCATAAAGACCACAAAGCAACACCAGGGAAAGGCCGATCACTTGATCGGCCATTTTTTTTTAATGGATTTTTAATTTTTGCGCTCGGTAAAGTTAAACCTTGACCGTTGTGTGTTTAGAAACGGGGAAAAAACCATGTTTTTACACTGTCAAAAAAGGGTTAATCTTTTGAATAATAACCAATTACTAAGCTTAGATATAGCAGGGCGTAAATCAAAACACTCTATCACTCAATCGGGCGCCTTGAAGCGTGAATATGGCATATCGAAGCAGCTTAGTGATCATGATGTTCTATCGGTAATTCATAGGCATTTCATTAACCCCAGATCAGGGGATAGCGTGTTGACACTCTCAGTTCTGCTTACTACTGAGCACCCAAGTATAAGACGCGCTGATTTTAGGAAAACTGTAGAGGTGATCACGAGGGTGGTTAATCAACTGAATTTGCAGGCAGCAAATTAATTGGACGAAAAACCCGCAAGTAGTGGTAACCGGTCATCTTAATGCGTGACATAGAAGTGAAAGTTATCCACATATCAACTGGCTAGATCCAATAATTTAACCTTTAGATCCATAAATGACCTAAAAGATCCCGGAACCCTTTAGACCAGGTATGACGCGGCCTGCGGGCCTGTTTGTGTGTTTATAAACTGGAATAATGTGTTTATAAACTGGATATCTGTGTTTGTAAATGGGATAAATGTGTTTGCAAACTGGATTAAGTGTGTTTATAAACTGGGAAAAGGATCTTTTTTTCCACATTACTCAGACCATCACAAGAAACTATTTATGACTATGAAAAACAACGTGTTAAGTCTTATTGATGTGCTGGCCTCGAAGGGTGAAAAAAAACTTACCCCCAATTCTAATAGTACCGTTCAACCTGTTGCGCTGATGCGTCTTGGTCTTTTTGTACCAAGCTTGAAGCGCAAGGGGAAGAACGTTGAGAGTGTCACCATAGATGCGTCTGAGGAGCTATCCAAGCTCGAAATAGCCCAAGCCGAGGGCTATTCGAACATTACGATAAGTGGCCCTAGGCTGTCTATGGAGACAGATTTCAAGGTTTGGGTGGCTGTAATTTTATCGTTCTCAAAGTATGGCCGAGACTCCAATACGATCGAACTGCCTTTTTCCGAGTTTGCGAGCTTTGCTGGCTATCCTGACAAGGAAAAAACACGTGTTTTGCGTGAACGCATCTCTGGCTCCCTCACTCGAATTCGTAGCACTACGTTGAGTTTGTCCTCAAAGAACAAGGACAAACATAGCGTTACTGGCTTGCTCCAGAAGGGTAATTGGGATGTAAAAGCAGATGTAATTAAGCTGACTGCTGACGAGTCACTCTGGGAGTTGTATCAGGTTGATAACCAAGTGCTGCTCCAGATGTTCGTACTCCGCAAGCTGGCGAACAAAGGGACTGCGCAAGCGCTTTACACTTTCATTGAAAGCCTTCCGCGTAAGCCCATACCGTTGTCCTTCGAGCGTATTAAGCAACGCCTGGTGCTTACATCCCCGCAGAACCAACAAAACCGAATCATCAAGAAAGCCGTCGAGGAACTGATCGAAACAGGATACCTCGATGCGACCATTCAAAAGCGCGATAAAGACTGGCACGTATTGATCCACGGGCGGAATCCTAAATGCCACCTACCGGCCGGCGCCAGCCTCATCGAGGGATTGGACGACGATTAGATTTGTGTTTATAAACTGGATTCCCGCTTGTGGGAGTGTGTTTATAAACTGGATGCTGCGACATCCATCGCGTTATATCGCCTGATCTGGCTCTTCAGCTCGTGATTTTTCCCGTTTGTAAACACACCGGGTGCATTTCTTGGCCGTGATTCGTTGGTTCCATCCAGTTTATAAACACTCCTGGCGTACTGGCGCTATAGTCTGCCAGTTTATATACACACAGTGCTTGCCCTGCTGATCCTCATCCAGTTTATAAACACTTCCCAGCCCCACCTTATTCATACATGGTATGATTTGACGTTCAACAACCACCATAAGTCAATCACATGCGATTATCAGCAATTCAAAAAGATACCTTGTTTATCCTGCATGCGTTCCGTTTAAAAGGGCGTTCAGCAGGCATACGTCAAACTGCATTGTTCAACATTGTTAGAGCCAATCGCTCCGTTGAACTTTTCCCTAACAACTACAGCCTGTCCTGCCGAACGCTGGCAAAGAATGGCCTGATCCTCCTTGAGAGGGATGAGAGTTTAAGGTTGTATCTCACGTTGACGGAGAGTGGCGCCAAGACCGCAGAGAGTATCTATGAGGAGAGGGCGGTATACGGATAATAGCCGTATGAATTGACAATTACATAGACCGTAGGTAATCTTACATCGTAGTACGGCTATCATCCGTACTAGGTTTGATGATGAATCTTAATTTAGAAGATACATATACTGAAAAAAACGTAATCAGGAGTTAATAATGGCAAATCATAATTTTAGTAATTTCAATAATTTAAGACGAAGGCCTTTTACTGGAAAAAGGTAACGTCGCCTGTCAGAAGGAGAGTTTAGAGGAATATAGAGAGGTTCAATATGGCAACCACAACTGTCTCGCAGATGCCTGTGGATGTAGCTAAAGGTTTAAAGAACGCAAGAGTCGAGTTGAAGACTTCTGTGAGTTTAAAAGATGTACTTCGTGAAGCGGCGGCTGTCGCTGGTTTGGATTTGACGTCGTTCATACTGAATGCCGCCCTGGAAAGAGCTGAAAGCGTGTTGGATAACCAACGGCGCCGTGAGCTATCTGAAGGGGCTTGGCATCAGTTGAATCAACTTATGTCTGAACCTGCCGCACCAACGCTTGCCCTGAAAGCCTTGATGAGGAGGAAGAAACACAATGGGGAACCAGACCACAAATGATGTAAGTAACGCGGACGTATTGGCCTGTACGTATCAGGCGGATATCACATACCCCGGTCAGAAGAAGTTTGATTGTGGGAAAGATGCAGTGAATACCTTTGTTCGCGGTTCACTCAAAAAAAACGTTGCCGATGGGAATTGTGCTGCAAAGTCGCTGATCGATAAGAACACTGGTGAGTTGATCGGGATATGCAGTTTTACAGCGTTTAGCCTGGAAAAAACGGCATTGAGCGGGGTAGTTACCGGCTCTCTTCCTCGTGAGGTTGGTGTTGTTCGACTAGTAATGCTTGGTGTAGCCACTAAGTATCAAAAGCAAGGCTACGGTTTGGATCTGCTGTGTGAGTTCTTTGAGCAGATTAAAATCATCCACAAGGCATTGCCTGTAAAAGGCGTCTATCTAGACGCTGACCCAGAAGCGATTGGTTTTTACGCTCGTTATGGGTTCGTCCAGCTGAACTTGCCGCCGAACAGTTTGGGTGCTGTGCCGATGTTCTTGGGCATTCAGCATATACTGGCGGCTTGATTCGCTAAAATTAGAAGCCCCGTCAATCTATGACGGGGCTTTGCTCAGCATTATTCACTTCATTGGTTGCTTGTTTTCAACAGCGGCAGCCTTGTGTGACCGTGTCACGTGTGCCTGTTTACTCTTCCAGCTGTAACACCCCATGCTCTTCTGATTCCGAATATGCGATCAGACCGTTGTATTCAGGAATCTGCTCACCATTCTCCGCTTCCCACGCCGGAATTGTGCTGGTTGTAATTGTGTAGGCCGGCTGGCCGTCTTCGGCAGCGAATCGGGCCAGTTCTTTAATTTGTTCTTGTGTCAGTACAACGCTCATTTTTTTCTCTCTTCATCAAGCTGGCGGATAGCCAGGAGTTGGTTGTTAGCTTTGTCGATCGCCGCAAGAAGCGGATCAATCCACAAAACTGCTTGGCAATATGTCAGTTCGCCGGCGGCAGAGGTACGAGCACTGGCTGTGTCAGTAATGGCGGGATTGGCTGGCATTGCGCTGGAACGTAAACTGTTCGTGTAGTCGAACAACCCACGAGCAATAGAGTCAGGCACGCGCAAATTACATGTTGGTAGGTCTTTAAGGATCGTTCTGTATTCAATCTCTTTCTCCCGAGAGGTCGAGTCGGCATTGATGCCATATCGATTAGCTGCATAGCTGATCTCGTTTGCTCGTTGGAATTGAAAAGCCTGCGTCGCGATGACGACCGATTGCTGATCAACAGTTCTTGTCTGTTCTTCCAGCCGTGTTTGGAGGAGCCGCAGATCTTTCCGATATCCCCAGTTACTGACGGCCAGCCATGCGATGAAGCCAAAAATAGCGATCACCCTTACTGCTTTACCGGTCGGCACTGCGATGGCGTTCATCGATCCCCCCAAAGAGCGCGTTAGTAACGCTGGCGGGAGTGATCGCTTCAATGGCCCCTTGCATAGGTGAACTCGTGCCCATTGAGTCCAACGCTGCAATGCCTACAGCGTTTTTGAATGCCTTGGCCGCCAGGGCGACAGAAGCCACGCCATCGGACGTTAATTGACTAACGGCGCTAAAAGCCTCCGTAAGCCCGCTGGTGGCCTTTAGCATTTCATCGCATACAGCCACCAGCCTCTTAACTAGTTCATTGCTTAGCGTTGGCGCTGGTGGGCCTGAAGGTGGCTCGCCCCCACCAGCAGGCGGTGCAATGTTCAGGATCTTGTTAATTTCATGCATTACAGCGATCACTTGCTGTGGGTTAACTTTCGCCACTGCGTCAGCCATTGACCTTACCGTTACCGTGTCGGCCAATGCTTGCACTAAGGCTGGCGCCGTACCGACCTGTTTGCCTTCGCCTTTGAGATGACAATCCCACCCAATGCTCACGGTAAGCAGCGACGACGGTGACTGGTAGGTTGTGAATGCGGCGGTAAATTCCCGGCCCGTTGATTCGGCAGACTCTAGTGAAGTAGCTACCTCGTTAATTTGGTTGATCGGTACTGAAATACTTGTGGGGTATGCGATGCCAGGAAGTAGCGAAGCTAAAAGCGAGGTGTGTTTAGCCTTCGCCTGTTCGCTGGCTGCTAACGCTTGGGTTACTGAAGTGGCCGGCGTGAAGCCAGTCTTATTTAGTTCTCGGAACGCATTGACTTGGCGAGGATTATCTAACATCACGCAACCTCCACCAGCGGGTCACCGGATGCGACGATAGAACCGCAGGAAACAGGGTCATCTTTGCAGACGATCCCTTTGCCGTTGACGGTTATCCAGGGCCGAGTTGATATCGCCGTACCGCTGTGCACGCTGTTCCCGTCGGAGTGTTCGCTAAAGGCACTACCGTTAACCATGACTGCAACGCCATTGATTGTGACGAGTGGATCTCCCTCTACGCATGGGCGAGGCGGAAAACCTTCATGCCCAGAGCAAATAGCCCCTTTGATAGAGATGCTTGCCATTAGGCGAAGATTCCTTTTAGCCGAGCCTGAAAATCCTCTTCACTTTCTTCCGGCTTACGTAGCGAATTGACGTTGAAATGTGGCTTTACTAACGGGGATTCTAACGTCGAGTGATGAATTACTTGGTATTGTCCGCTGGTGGATAGTTCATAGCACTGGGGCTTTTCCCCATCCATTACCAACGGCTCATCGCATACGAGAATGGTTTCAGGGGTGCACGCTGAGGCTGACAGTTGCCAATTCTGATTTGGCGCGAATAGCTCCAATCCCTCGATGATGATATCGATCGGTAATTCCGCTCTAAGTGCCGCAAATTCAGGCGTGAAGGCGCTGTGCTCAACGAATTCAACAAACGTGCGTGCTTCATGGCGTTGATAAATGCGGTTACCAGTGATGACCAATGGCTGGTCACGGGGGAGCGTTTGGTTAACCGCTGATATTACGAAAGGGGCGTACTTCGCTGCATTTTGACTAACGACGAGTGTTGGACGACGCTTGTCGATCAGGTTTGCCACTGCAATGTTAGTTACGTTGTTCGTTAAGCCACACACTGGCCCGGACAAAAGCATTAATCGCTTATCTTTGCCCTGAGCAAAGAAGGCCTCAAGCGTTTCTTGTTGCTGAACGGTAAGTTTCACCATGAGATGCGGATTTGAAAAAATACCGGTACTGATAGCCATCGTTGCTTCCTCTTAGCTAAAGCGTGAAATGCGCTTGTTTAGGATCGCCAGGTAATCGCTCATGACCTCTGCTTGCAAATTCAGCAGCGTCTTGTCGTATTGCGCCAGAGACTTAAATGCTGGCCCTGTGATGAAACCCTTCAGGTTTTGCAGCTTTTCAGCAAGCTGGTTACGTTCGTCGGTAACACGTAGCTGGTATGGCTCTTGAGGTGGTATTGGGGTCACGTAGGCCTCTGCTAGTGGATGAATGGAGTGCTAACCGTACCTGAACTGAGTTTTCAATCTTTAGTGGAAGATTGGGTGATGTTTGGGCTAATGAATGGGCGGGCCTTTATGCTAGGTAAATTAGGCACGTACAATGGTATCGCCGGCGGCATATGGCCGCCTTAATTGATGGGAAAAGGGAATTGGTTTGAAACTAAAACGGTTGCTGGTATCGGCATCGATCGCTTTGTTTACGCTTCCGGCTTTTGCTCACGAAAAAGCAATGTCGTACAAATGCGATCAGCTAAATATTCTGGTTTTCAAGCAGGTTGACGCAGAAGGCCGCAGGGTTGTAACTCTGAACGGGACAAGACAGGATAACGTTAAAACGTCGTTATCCACCCGTTCAGGAAAGAAGGTAAGCACTGTTTCGTTTACACAGCGCGCGGCGGCTGGTGGGTCTTATGGATTGTATAATCTGTATATCATTAGGGCTGAAGGTATTTACTTAACAGATGATTGGCTGGACGCTGATGATCGACCGAAGCGGAAAGCCAAGGTCTACCAGTGCGATTATAAGGGGGAGGTTGATACAGGGATGCCGGGCGGTCTTACAGCCGGATAAGAACGCCGGAATGCCGACAAAATTGGTGCCCGTGCGGGGGGCTTATCGCACCTTAAATTTGGGCAAATCTGACCAGCGCGTTGTGTAGGCTGGCGATAACCATTGCCTCTTCATTTGGAAGCCTGTATTGATGCCTTGGCCTGCTAGAAATAACGTGCCTCGAGCATCTTTGTTCAGCCTATCCATAACGGCCATCAATTTTTCGCTGTTTGGCCGTGGGGGTGCCTCGTCAAATAACGCGAGTTGTGCCTCCCGGCCGCTAAAATCCGCCAGCATGATACCCGCTTTGGCGTAACGTATCCCAGGGCGCCAGATTCGGAGTAAAGCGCGCTGAGCAGCCTCTACGATATCGCGAGTATCTTGCGTTGGTGTTATGCGCGTTTCGCAAAATTGATTACTGTACTGTGCATCATGCGAGAACGGGCTGGTGCGAATAAACACAGAGATTGCCTTGCAATACTGCTTCTCCTGCCTCAGCTTGCTGGCCGCTATTGAAGCGTGACCGCAGATAGCCTGCTGCATATCCACCAGCTCGGTCACCCGCCGGCTGAAAGATCTGGAGCTGATGATTTGTTGTTTGGTCGGGGGATGTTCCTCTAGCGATAAGCATGGTTCGCCACGCAACTCCCGAACGGTTCGCTCTAACACAACGCCAAAGTTTTTCCGAATGAACTTTGTATCGGCGAGGGCCAGATCAAGCGCCGTTTTGTAGCCCATCACGGTTAATTTTTTTGTTAGTTGTCGGCCGACGCCCCACACCTCACTAACTGGCAGCAAAGACAATAATTTATAACGGCGCGCGGCATCATCCAAAACAACCACGCCGCCGGTTTTACTCCATGTTTTTGCAGCGTAATTTGCGATTTTAGCTAGCGTTTTTGAGGGGCCAAACCCCACACCTATCGTTAGTCCTGTAGCCCTATACACGGTGTCGCGCAGCTGGTGGCCGAACTCATCATAACTCATGGCCTTACCCATCCCTGCGCACTCAATGAATAGCTCATCAATACTGTATTGCTCCACGCGCGCGGAGAGGGATTCTACTGTTGCGACAAAACGCGCGGACATGTCCGCGTAAAGCGAATAATTTGAAGAAAACACAACAACTTCATGTTGTTTTATGAGGTGCTGAACTTTAAAAATCGGCTCCCCCATCTTCAAGCCTGCCTGTTTCGCGAGACGGTTTCTGGCGACGATATTTCCATCATTATTTGAGGTCACCACAACCGCTCGATTGTCGAGGTCAGGTCTGAAGATCTGCTCACATGAAGCGTACATAGAGTTTACGTCAGCGAGAGCGAACATCATCTCACTGCCTGGTGCAGCCAAAATGTGACAACCCCCCACACCTCGAAGGTGTCAGGATCTGGATAAATTGGGCTGTACGCAGCATTCATTGGCATAAGGCAAAGGCGAGGGCGCGTATGGAGCATCTTCACTGTAAATTCACTGTCGACTTTGGCAATGATGATAGAACCATGCTTTGCGCGCAGATCTCGATCAACGATTAGCAAATCGCCATCATGTATACCAGCTTCGATCATCGAGTCACCTTCAGCCCAGCCAAAGAACGTTGAGTGTTTTTTGGCGATGCAATACTCGTTGAGATCCAGGGTCGCGTCTTCGTACCCTTGCGCTGGCGATGGGAAGCCAGCAGGTATGCGTTCAGCGAAAAGCGGCGTTTGTAATTGTGGTGCGCTGGTGTCTGGGCGCAGGAGATAGCGGGGCGGGTCTATTAGTTTCATGATTGCTTCCGTGGTGCTGTATGCATATACAGTATATATTGCCGAAAGCAGATTATACAAATGCTGCGGATAGAGACAAAAAAGGCCTTCAGTAATGAAGGCCTTAGCTGATGCTTAGCGGAGTTGAGAAGGCTTGCAGCTGTAGATCTTTGCCAGTTTGCCTAGAGTTGCGGCCTGTGGGCGTTTAGAGCCTTCCAGCTGTGAGACTGAAGCCTGGGAAACGCCCAGTTTCGCCGCAACATCGGCTTGGGATAAGTTGCGATAGATGCGCCATGCGGCCAGCAGGCTCACGTTTTCTTTCACCTTGATGCTGACGACAGCATGAGGGATAACTACGGAATCGTCATCTGCATCTGTTGAAGGAGAGTATGGGACGTCTTCATACGCATCATCATCACTGTCGGCCGCAGCAAGCAGGCGATTGTAGTCGTCGATCGGTACAACGGCGTAAGCAACGTTATTGTTACCATCTTTGATAAATTGAACGGACATAACGCAAATTCCTCGACAAGTAGGTTATTCCATAGATATAAATTAATAAATCATACTTCATACTTGTTGTGTGTGAAGTTTTACGGTGTTGAGGGGGGTATCCCCCCCTCTCACTTAGCTGTATGTGGTACTTGTCCGGCGCTTCACAGTCATTATCTTTATGACCGTTGGCACCCCGTCGATAACTTGAAACAACACCCGGTAATCACCAACCCGCATCCTGTATTCGTTGTCACCGTCTTTCATCTTCTTTATGTCGAGGTTTACGCTGGGAAAACCTGCTAACTGATCGACCTTATCGAAGATTTTCCGTCTATACCGCACATCGATGCTATCCAACTGCTTCTCAGCGCGGCGTGACCAAACAATTTCCATACGCCTTTCCCGTTTCTAAAGAGCATCGCATTGCGATATGTGACTAATATAAGGTTTTATATAAGGTAATGCAAGCGTTATCTTATTGTTGTCTTATATAAAGCTTATATCCAGACAGGGTGGATTGGTTGCCCTAAGAATGAAGATAGCGACAGAACACCCATAAATGTGGGTGTTCTGTGGATGAAAGGGTTATTGCTGCGGCCGCCGACCAATCTCATGCCAAAAATATGATGAACTGCTAATAGTGCCCTGACAGTGTTGGCACCGGTACTTTTTCCTTTCCGACTCATTGGTTGCCGGCTCTTCACGGAACTCATGGTATAGGCATGAGTTGAGGCGATCCTGGTTAGCTTTCACCTCAGTGGCGATTTTTCGCATCTCAGAGCCAGATAGGCCAACTGCTTTACCAATAATGTCCAGTCCGTTCATGATTCTTCTCCATACGGCTTTGTTGGGGGCATTTGAGTGACATAGGTTGCCAAAACGAAACCGGGGGCGAGCGTGAGGCCCATAATCGATATGCAGGTAAGATAGAAAGTAATATCACTGAACATGCCAGATCCTTTGTCAAAATGCAGCGAGAATGTCGTTAGCGTTATGCCTCGTGCCCCCCTTACAGCTCAGAGTACGAGGCGCATCCAGCTGGTGGATGGTCATGCCATGTTTGACGTAAAGCTCTACGACATTCGGTGCCCGACTGTTAGTAATAATTACGTCAGCCCCGCGCTGATAGGCTGCTGAGAGGTGATCCATCAGGGCCTCTTGGTCAGAGAATCTGAAACCGCCCGAGGAGTAAGTTGTGAATCCCTCCTTGCCGGGGAGAGGTTCATAAGGTGGATCGCAAAAGACCACATCGCCGGCGCCGGCCTCGGCTATTGTTTCTTGGAAGTGCTGGTGCGTGAATATGCAGCGCGCGGCAACGGAGTGGCATTCCTTGATCTCGTTAACCGGCAGATATGGAGCTTTGTACTTGCCATAACTCGTATTGATTGCACCTGCGAGGTTGTAACGCATCAGGCCATTAAAACAATGGCGATTAATGAATACAAAGCAAGCTGCGCGGGCCACCAGCGGCATGTTGTGCTTTTCCAAATTGAACTGCTTGCGAACTCCAGCATAACCGTCAGCGGTGTTTTTGGTGTCGAATAGCTCCACGAGCGCCGCAATTAACGCATCTGGAGAAGACTGGATTACTTGATAGGTTACGATTAGGTCATTGTTTATGTCGCCGCAAAGATATTCAGGGAACTTGAAGTTCATAAACAACGATCCACCACCAACGAACGGTTCTATCAGGCGTTTCCCGGCGGGCAGGTGTTGGGCGATGGTTGTCAATACTGAACCCTTGCCACCAGCCCATTTAAACACGGAGCGTATAGGCTTCTCGCGAAGTTTAGCGCGCGCAGGCGAGATAACGTCTGGGGTGCTGGCTACTTCCATTCTGATTCGCCCCCAAACGCCACCAGGGTGTCGTTAATGACCTCTGAGACTGTCTCAGCCATAAGCAGGAAGTCAGCGCGTTTGCGAACGTCGGAGCCGTTCTCGTCTTCTTCCTGCATGTCATCGTTTGTTTCAAGGAATAGATCGGAGAACTTCAGACGCTTAAATGAGCAGTCATCGGTCATCATAAAGTCAACGTGGAACTTAGTGGCGTGGAACATACTAAGATTGGTTACAAGCTTCCCACTCGAAACGGTGGACTCGATGGTGTCACTACCCAATGGCTCATTTCGAAAAGAAGTAGTACCGCCTTCAGAGAGGATGCTAACCATTCGGGCATCGCATTCTACGTGCATGTGAAGTGGGGCCGGTGCTTCGCCAGCTTTCATCCATTCGGTCATTACCAGCTCGATCGGTTCTTTTGTTGTGACCGGAACAACTGGCAAAGAGCCTAGAGTTTTCCGCAATAGTGCGAGTACGTCTTCAGCACGTTTGGCGTTAGTGGTGTCAACGATGATTCGACCTTTGTCCTGGTCGATCCAAAGCTGGGTTTCTGTCGTCCGGGTGAAGGCTCGGGGAAGTAGATTTTGGAGCACTTCATCTTTGATAGTCGCGCGTTCTGCGTGCTTCAGTCGGCGGTGTTGTTCATTCTCAAGCTGTTTAACCCTGTCATTTACCTCTGATTTGAGGAAGTCTGGAGGGATGACCTTTTTCTCGGTCTGCATGGTGATCAGGATGTGGTTTTTCACCTGAAGAACGAATTGTTCTTTGCCATCGAGAGCCTTCCATCCGCTACGACTCATGTCATGTGAGCCACAAGGTTTGAATGCAAAAGCTTTCAGCTGCTCATTGAGATTTTCTGGAGCGATCTCGCCAGAACGATGAAGGTACACCACCGCATTTTTGAACAGGGTAAACAAACGGTTCTCCTTGGTGTTTTGTAAAACTAATAATTAATTAGTTTAACAGGTTTGAGGTGTATTCACGTCAACTTTTATGTGAGCGCTGCTGGAGAGGAGCCGGGAAAATTTAGATAGCCATATCGGGAGGTAAGGAAACTGCCACTATTTGCTGTGGCATATCCGATCGCTATTTAGGGGGGGCGTCTTTGTAGATGTAGATTTGTGCTCGTTTGTAACTGACCTCAGCCTGTAGTCATAATGTCGTCAATTCTTTGATTGAGCGTTTTCGGCAAGAAATTTGATTTTATTAAGGAAACCGACAGTTGTTTCACCCCATAGTTCGGGCGCAACATCATTACCCCAGCGGGACATGAATTCATCATCAAGTGTGTCAGGGTATGCAGCTTCAAATTCAGCCACATCTGCTATCAGCGTCTTGATCTGTGTTGGTGGGTTGTCCCGAAGATAGAAGCCCATGACTCCTGCAAGTGTCGTTGCTCCAGTTATTTCGTAGCTATCCTGACCGAAGTAAATTTGTATCAGATGTTCTAGAGCGGAAAAATTACCCATAATTTTCATGGTATTATCTCAGGTGGTGGGATAGGCAGTGAGAATGTAATATGGTTTACCGTGGAAGACTTCAAAGCGTATTACTACCCTGAGGTTGGATAATTTGGTCGTAGTCTGCTCGCCACGCAGTAAGCCATATCCAATGACTCGTCCGGCTGAATAGTTCGCGACGAGTGGTGACGCAGGGCGCGTTGAACTTCCTGCCCAAACTTTTATCCATTCCTGGTTATGTTTCACCGCTTCAGAGATAGCCTCTTCGGCAATACGCATGTTTGTGAATGACGTTGCTGCCCGCATTGTAGGGTTTTTAGCAAGTCGTTGAGCCAATTCATCCTGCGACTTGGCTACATGCTGTGCAATCGTATGACCACCAGGCTTAATGCCGGTCATCGATTCATGCTCAATCAATCTCACTCTCCCCACTCTAACTGAAGCAACACGAGCAGCCCCTATCGCGACAGCAAACACTAGGGGAACCGCTATATCCACGGTTAGGCCTACGTTGTAGGCTGTCTCTTCATCGGCTCCCAGCGAGCGGGCCAGTGAAACAGCAGATTGGTATGTGTCAGTTGTTGTGGGTTGGCCTGTGATAATCTGATTAGAAGCGGCCTTTATGCTATCAAGACTGTGCGTACCGACAATGACGCAACCGACTTTGGTTAAAAATGTTGGATCAGGCGCATAACACATCACGCCAGCGCCCATTAGTTCGACAACACCACCAGCCAAGCCCAATCCACCAAACAGGCGATTACTGAGAGTTTCACCCTCAGTGACGCTCTTGTTTGACATTACCGCCGCCAGTTGCACGGGAGAGAAAGCAACCTTTAATCCTTCTTCTATAGCCATAACAATTCCATTCGCTAGGTCGATTTTATGATTCTATAGTGTACATAAATAACACAACAATAATTCTCTGGTAAGCAGGAAATCGAATGGCATCGCTCGTGGCAGCTCTACCTAAAGCGAAGAACTTATCCCCAATTTCTGTGGATAACCGCCGGTAGCCGGCGGCTATTCTAGGTTATGCTTTGTCAAAGGAGAATTGTGCACCTGTGAAGCTCATTTTACCACCAGCAGTAAAAGCCATATTGCCAGCTGCTTTCACGTCCAGATCACTACCGGCAACCACAGTGGCCTTGCCTCCTGTATGGATGAACGTATCACCGGCACTGATCACGTAGATCTGACCGGCCTCATTCATGCCTATGGTCGTACCATCTCCAGTGCGTGTAATGGCATAACCGCCACCAGCCGAGCGCACTTCAAGTAGTCCGTTGCGCTTCAGCACACTGTCAGTGGTAGGATTCAGCTTTGGTGCTGGTGGTGCCCCTTCGACCTCTGGTGGCGTATATTGCCCACCTTGACCCGATGCTTCAGGTGGCACATTGGGGACACCACCAGGCCAATCTTGAGCGGCGCCTACGATAATCGGCCGGCGACTGTCACCGTCATACGGAAACTCAACCCATACTTGATCGCCGGCAATGGTCGGAACGAAACCACCCCCTATGGGCAACAGGTATTCAGCCCACGGCAGTGTCGCGTCTGGCATTTCATCCCATTCATGCATCAGGCGGATCTGCGCCTTCATCATGCCGCCCTGGTGCACGGTATTGACGACTTTAGCGCGGCGTTTACCAACGATTTTGTTAGGCACTTTTCACCACCCCTAGGATCATCCTACACACGTAGGAGCGACGATCTTCATAATGTGTCACCCCCATGATAACCATGCTGCTTTCAACTGATTCATCGAGTGAGCTATCAGTGTCATAGCGCTGAATAAGCACGGTAATCTGTTGGCCTACAGCTAAGCTTGCATTGCCTTCACATTCAACATCGAGCTTTGGGATAATTGTCAGAGACAAATTCATCAATACTTCGCGGTTCGCGTCTGAGAGCATCTTGATCGGGTACTCTTTTTTCCCAATCGAGATATACCCCTCAGTTTCGTTGTATGCCGAGAATCGATACCGAACTTTGTCCAGATAGGCCTCCTCCTGGGTAAGATGCCGTGCTTTGGTGAAAAGATTCTGCGCAGAAGGGTTGTTGGTTTCGTACTTGGCTATTGGCTTCAGCTTTTGAAGCGCCGTTAATGTCCTAACGTGAAGAGAACCGCGAGCTATCCAGGCGCGGGCACCGTGGTCACGGGCTATTTTATTGATCAGTGCCGCTGGCTTATCACCTGGCCCAAGGTGGTACGTAGTGACCCGGTTGAAAGGGTCGCTGACCAAACCCAATTTCCCACCAGTACCAGATAGAGCACTCAGCATATCTTTAGGGTTTTGGTCGACAAAGAACCTGGGTAATGCCGTTTTCTGGTGGAGTTGGTGCAGAGCTTTCGGAACCGCCACTATGCGTACCGTGTCGTTTGCATAGGGGCATGAGACGATCGTCATGTCATCGCTCCAGCTTGTACCCCCATCGCTATCACCCATGACCGCCACCAGCCGAGATCCCTCTCTCATATTTCTTTCATTCATCAGCTGATTGTTAACATCACGAACATGCAATTCGAGAGCTGGCGCCTGAATGTTCATGTGCTCTATATACGCCGAAGTTGTGACCATTTCTCGCGGCACTTCCACGCCATCAATGACGACGGATTGGAGGAAAAACTGATTAAGCTGGCCGGCCATTAATTCTCCTTAACGGCGGTAAAGACTTCAGTACGAGTGCGGTGAGGGACAACGGCGAGTGCGTGCAATACGTCGACAGAGGCTGTCAATGTTGTCTGCACTGCAAAAATTCTGTCATCACCAATCGGCGCCGAAATATCAGTAAAAGAAACGTCACGGCTATCAGTCAAAGTCACATCCTGGACTACATCAGCCAACGCAATTACAGTTGGGGCCGCTAATGACCGGTGCCCAGCGAAGCGCAGCTGTACGCCTATAGCGTTAATCAACAGGGATAACGTTTCCTTCTCAGCCGCAAGTATTGTAACTGTGTACGTTAGCGAGGCGTTTGTGGTGTTGACCGCTGCGTAAGGCCGGCCATCCTTATCCTCAATGATGTTAAATCTTCCGAATGAGTTGGAGAGATCTCGCTTGTTCTCTATAGGCATAAAAGCCGTATCGAACGAGCGTGAGACATTGATTACAGGCAGGGCTTGCTTATTCACCGCCGGCTTGCTTGGGGCCGCTTTCCAGTTGTCGGCCCTTCGTAGTGCTCGCAGGAATTCGACAATATCGTCAAATTTACCGAGAACCACCCGATCAGCTGGTGGGCTTTTTATGAACCGTTGAAAAGCCGCGTTTTCACGTGTAGGTGTGTTTATTTTGGCACCGTCAAACATACGGCTGATTAGGGTTGATATAGCCTCATCAGCAGCTTGGAAGCCTGACACCTCATATTCGCCGGTTGGTTCCAAATCCAGCTCGTGAAAGCGAGAGATCAGCTCTTCCATCATTGGGCCACCTCCGGCGAACCATCAAAGCTGCGAGCGGGGATGCAGTAATACAAAGACCCCACAGCGGCTGTTCCATAGGTGAAGATACGATGGACATACCACCAGCAACGTACTGTAGACCCTTCGGAGAGAGACTCATTCCACTCGAGAATAGATCCCACTGGCACAAAAGCGCGGGCCGCAGGGTGGGGATTGCCGTTTTCATCCTCACCGGAATCGATCATTTCCATTTGCGGTGCTATTCGGAGGAGTAGCACATCATCGACACCACCATCTTGCTCGCCATCGTTATCAACTGCATTCAAACCGGCACGTTCGTCAGGGCAATCCAAAACGGACACTGCCACTGGATCGGCATAGCTGAGGGTTTTTTGGTTGTTGTTGAGTTCAGTAAAACTTGGCTCACACGGTTGCCCCTCATCGTCAACCTCAACAGCTTCCGCATCACTTGGGATGAACAAAAGAGCATCAAAGGCATATGGATCAGCTGCGATAGCTCGTTGCCAGTCACGGCGAACCATATCGTTAAACGAGGTGTGGCCTGAATAGCGACTTTTTAAAGCCTGAGCCGGGCGGATAGAAATGCTATGGGGTATAGTTGTGGCGGGAGTCGAATTAGCTCCTCCAGGAGCCTCTGCGCCCTCATTGCCTTCTATGGGTAATGAGATATTACTCATGTCGGTAAAAGCCTGCTGTGGCGGTTCTGCTGCGCGAGCAGGGGCGTCGAAAGCCGGACTTACCTCAATTGGTAGGTTTTCTGGTAATTCTTCATCATTTTCGGGTTCAAAAAACTCATTAAAACGACTCATGGCTTATTTCCCCAGTGTGGTCTTGATATGGTGTTCAAAGGCTTTTGCTGCGTCCTCAGGTGACTTACCAGCCATAACCTGAGCGTCGATAAAGATCTGTCGCTGCATCTTCAGTAGGTCAGTCACTTGACGCTTGTAATCCTCCAGTTGCTCAGCACGCTGTCTGGCTTTTGCTTCAGCTGATTTTCTGCGAGCACGTTCTTGGGCTGTTACTTGTCGTGCGCGCGCCAACTTGGCCCTGGCGTTAGTGAGCGTGGCTTTGTCCTTCTCGGTTAATTTGCTTTGCAACGCATTGATGCGTTTTTGGTAACGTTGGTACTCGGTGCGGATAGCGGATTGATTAGTTTTCCCCTTCCTGTTGCGGTTGAGGTGCTTAATTTCGCTTTCGCTAAAGTATTCGTGGGTTTTCTTACGATCGTCACCAAAGTGATGGCCTTTTGAAGCCCGGAGCAGTGACTCGATAATCCGGGCCAGCCAGCCAGCGCCCTGCATGCGAGTGAAGGCGTGAATTATGTGCTTACAAGCCACGCCGCGCAGATTCGGGTTTTTTATCTTGGGAAAGACATACTCTTTAGGTGGGGCAATTGTGAAGTTGCCAGCAGTAGCGATGTAGCGATACCAATACATGTAACGGCCGCAGTCGCAGTTGACGGAAGTTCGGCCTACCACCAGCTTCCTGACTAAGCGCATCAATGCCGCACGATCGTTTGTAACGTTTTCGAGCGCATCCTCCCACTCCTCAAATCTGAGTTGTACCAGGTGGCTGGAGTCTAATGACCGGTTGGATGCTGTAACGCGGATCTGGGCGACATTGTGCTTCAGGCCAATGAATGAGGCTGATGAAATGCCAGAACCGTCGTCTACATTATTGTTGGCCCTTTTAACGTCGATCGACTGCGAATGGGCGACCAACTGCGCGTATGTAATCCCTGGCTGAGTATTGGTGAACTTCTTCTTAGTGGCATCGCGGCTGGCCTCAAACCCCTTTAGGTCATCGAGGCTAAAAAAAGTACCGTCTCTCTTCTTGCCAAGAGCAATTACGTCTTCAAGATGCTTGTTTTTCAGCAATGATGGCGTGAGATGTTTGCTTCCACTTTTCCGCCGGCGTGCCTGCGCCCGTTCTCGTTGGATCTGGTCGAAAAGGCGGGTGAATTGCTTCGGCGATAAGCCGTCCGTGATGTATCGACCATTGCTGTCTTTGTTGAACTCGGTCACTGCAACCTCTTTTCACTAGTAATACTTATTAACTCACAGGTATGAATTATGAAATATTAATTATTAATTATGCGATGTGGGGAGTTCGCCTCTGTCGACGTAATGGCGAATTCGATCTCGTAGCCAGGCAATCGACGGAACAGCAAGCGTGGTTCCGACCGGGAGAGGATCATATTCGGCTTCCGTGCCGGCCAGCAGTCTGACGCACCAACGAAGTTCATGAGTGCCCCAAATCCGGTGGGCTGAAAGGTCTGGCCGATATTCCTCATCGGGTTTAATGTCGTAGCGCTGTAAATCGATATCTTGACTGGTGGATTTGCGGATAACTTCGTTGTGAAGATACGCCCGGATAATAGGGTCTTCGATGCATCGATCATCTAAACGGTTATAAGCGCTCATAAGAATACTGTGCCTTCATCGTCTGCCTTATCGCCGGCAAGGCTCGCTGTCGGCTCATGACTTTCAATCGCTGCTGTGGTGATCCACGCGGGGATTTGAGTGGCATCCTTTCTGTCAGGATAAAGTGCGCTCATCATGCGCTTGAAGTAGCCGGCACTTCCGACTGGTTGATAGAACGTTCCATAACAACAGAGGATCGTTAGGATATGTTCGGGGCGAAGCTCTGCCCATGCGATGTTATAAACCGGCTCTCCGTTTGAGTTGTACGAAACATCGATGATGGAAGGGGGGATATCGAAACGGCTTCCTCCGTCTTTGGGGGTAATGATGGCGTTAGTGCGCTTAAGCTCGTTATAGCGATCCAGGGCGACAGAAATGACGGGATGCCCATTAGTATGCTTATCGCTGAGACGGACTCTATTAGCTCCTGTAGCCTTAGATACATCGCCAGAAACCTCATCAACAAGGGATACCATGCCCTTATTAACGTAGCCTAATAGAGCAGGGACAAGTTGGCTGTTGATATCACTAAGGTTTGGCGGATACTTGATAGCACTCCCCATTACCAGCACATTATCCTTGTAAATTGCCCGGAGCATCTGAGCGTTTGGGCCGGAGAGGGTGGTGACACAGATCGGTAAAACCATAATTCACCTTTAGCAGAAAGAAAAAAACCGCCCGTAGGCGGCTCATTTCTGCATGGGCATTCGGCTGTCGCGCTGAAATTGTGGTTTCGTGTCGAAAAGCAAAACCCCAAAACCGAACCGCCCGTAGCGACTACCATATTAGTTTTACGCAACACTGATGTAAAGCTTTTATAGTATCAGCTGCCCTGATTCAATTTTGTTCACTAAGGACATTGCCAATTCCAGGAGAAACTCTTGTGTGTTATTCCGTCGTTCAAAGTCGGATTTACCACCAACACTTCCACAAGCATGCACCGGAATTAGCCAGGGGTAACGCAGGCGAAAATCACGTGGCGCCGCATGCTGGTGGTGCCAAACACATAGAGGGAGTACCCGCATATGGGCGCCAGGCTTCACGCGGCCGTCAATGTGATGAAGACTAATCTCGTAAGATTTCTGTCCATGAAGTAAGCAGGCGATGCAAGGCAACTTTCCCATTCTATCCATAAACCGACGTTCTTCGGCGGTAGGATTTCGACCGTAATTTTTCAATTTATATTAAATAATTAGTTTATTAGATGGACGATAACCAGCGCAAGCCATCGCCCACCGTTGGTGCTTACTCGGTTAAAGCCGGGCTAGGCAGATCATTCGATTCGGCTGTATCAACACCAGCAGAAGCAGGGACATCAGCTGACGCGAGAGCCTCTTCAATTCTTGATGCTGCACTCTCAGGGCTGATACCAATAACGGCATACTCATCAAGTTCAGGAACATGAACAACGTCGTCACCCATATCAGTATTAGCTAACATCCATGCATAGATCTGGTCACTCATCCATTGAAGGGTTGGCATTTCCCCTTCAACATCAGAACGGAGAAGGTATGCTTTCCGGCCGATACCGGCGATTCGTAATGCAGCGAAACAGACAGCTGACAGCAATGAGGTGGACACTTCTGAAACAGGTTCCATAGAGCCAACCTTCAAACCTGTATTTGCCATGTCATTGGCGCCATAGGTTGTATTTAGTTCCACCCGCCACTGACCAACCAGGTTGCCATTTTCAAAGATGATCGGCGTAACAACCAGGCCAAGAGAGCGAATTAAGCTCTGGCAAAATGCGTGGTTTTCAAAGGGATTTAGCTCAGGCATGTGTTCAAAAGCAGAGTAGTCTGGTTCAGCACCATCAATTTGCTTACGAATCCAGGCGCGCGAGCCGTCTTCAGCGACGAAAACGTTAGCAGGGCCTTGGCTGGCAACATGATCATGCTTCAGTCCCGCGATTAGCGCTAATGCGTTGCTGGCTTCGATTGGATCGATGCCGTTGTTGGTTAAAGTCAGAGATAAATGCTCGCTCAATCGGTATTTCATTGATATTCCTTATATAAATTGATTCTTGAGGAGGTTGGGCGCTGGTGGCGATCAGTGAAAGCGAGGGATATTGCCTCAATAGCACCTCCAAACTTCGCGTCACAATCAGCCATACCTCGAGCTGCAACGTCTTCAGTCGCTTGCTCGACGAATGAAATAGCGCGGCCGATGTTTGGCATAGCGTAATCCACAGCTATGTCTCGAATGGCGGGGTGATTAAGAATCTCCACGCCTAAGACTACAACGGGATTTCCTGCTTTTATGCCGGCAGCTAGCGATACCCGCCTACCGTTAAGAGCAAAAATCTTGCTAGCCTGGATTTGGGACACAAAACATCACCTGTTAATCTAATGAATAATTAGTTTAACACAACTCGACGTAAATCAGATCCATCGGGGAGGTCACTTGTTATTCAATCGGCGTTGGCTCGTTAAGCAATACAGTGGGGCGTGCTAAGCGTTGTTCGTGATATGGTAATGCAATCCTTAGCCCTTTGTTTTAGCGCCGTATTCCATCAGATCCAGCATAGCGCCTTTTTGGGCTTCTATGTGGCGAATATACCCCATTAAGGTTTCTGTTTTCGTCCATGTTCCTTCCTGCATGATCTGAGGAACGCTGTAGCCGGCTGCGGCCATATCTTGCGCCGCACCAACTCGTGCACTATGCCCAGTCCAGCAGGCATATCTATCTTTGTTCGCATTAACATCGGCTTTGCCAAGCGATGCCCAAGCGTCAGAAAAAATCTTCTCAATCGCTGGCGCACTCAACGGTGTGGATGTGTTAACGATCGCTTTGTTGGTTCTGTGCGTTCGGCAAAATAGATAGGCATCGGGATGATCTGACAGACCCGCAGTCTTTATCCAGGCTGTTAGCCTTTCACTTGATAGTGCGCTGAGTGACTTGGTCACCGCTCCCGCCTTGAGGATGGTCTTCGTGTACGAGACATTTAGAATGATCCTGCCGTCGGGCGCCCTTTCAATGTCCCGAATACGAAGGCGGCCAATCTCACTCATACGCAGCAACGTGCTATATGCAACATGGAGAAATGCTAGGTTTCTGACGATCGCAACGCGGTCTGAGTCTACCCAAGCTGCATCTATCTCGAGCAGGTCATCACGGCGAAATGGGACTGCTTGACCTGTCCGCTCACCAGAAATTAGAGCTGAGCGGCGGGTTAGCTTCATGGCGCGTGCAATGGCCGGCGATGTGGTTGGGGAGACTACCTGTGCATGCCGGTGTAGCATCGAAATCAGTGAGACGTGGACTTCGATAGTGCCAACAGACAGGCCGTTATCTTCTAAATGTGAAATATAGTCCCTCAGATCCGCACTTTTCATAGGAAAAAAAGTCCGGCCTTCTTTCGCAGCCCAGGCAGCGACTATACGCATGACGCTTATTAACTGCGACCACGTATTCGTGGAAAATGCCCCTTTATCACGGACAAACTCGCGTAGCCGCTGTGAAATATCATCCTGGGCACCCACAGCCACCAACGAATTCAGATCTGTCACATTGTTCATAATTCTATAGCCCTTCGATTTACAGTTGGTTGCGCTACGTGAAAAATATTAAGTGAGCAAGGGGTTTCCTCGTCAGATTTTTTGTAGCGTCGTCAAAATATAGCTGCTTCAATTTCGCTCTGATATGCAAGTCTTTTAGGGCGCATGCATTCCGTCGCGCTCGGAACGTCTCTAATCCTGCCAGTGATTGGGACGTCACTTTTCGTCGATTCATGTCACGCTGATTGGAGTGTGCAAAATTCCGCCGCCGCAATGGTGGGTGAAGAAAAGCGCCTAGGTCAGTGACACTGAAAAATTTTTCTAATCCGACGTCAAGACGATCGCCCTACGACCGATCCCCGCAAAGCATCTAACTTTATATAAGTCCTATTATATAAAGTTAATGCGAGGGAGTACAGATCCGACTCAAATTTGCCGGATAAGGCATCTTTTGGGGGGTAAGCTCAATTTGAGTTATGGGTCGCTTATAACTCAGTCTAATTGTCAAAAACGCCAAATGATGACAAGGTTTTTAATGCGTAAAATTTCCGTTTTGATTCGTTATAATTTGTAATGGACAGCGATCTAAAACCAGATAAAATAGCGCCGATGTGAAAAACTAACTGACTATTATTGTAAAGGGAGTTTCGTGAGTTCTTTAACCTCGCCAGACGATGCGCAAATATTGCAGTCGGCTAAGCACAACTTTATTAGCAGTAGGTCTTCTTCTTTCATCGCGGAAATGATGTGCATATTGAGTGCTGAGTTTCCGAGCACTTGTGTGCAGGAGGCACATCGTAGGATCAAAGCCCTTACCAACATTCATAATGCGCATCCGAATAGTTTTAGTGATTAATTTTTAAAATTTATTTGGCATCTATGACCCCTTGCAGGGGTCGCTACGCCCACCAGTAACACCAACCCATCCGACCACTCCCGTAGCGTTTCCCGGCCCTCTATGGGGGTGTGTAGGTGCGGAATTCTCTTAAATCGTCACCTATCTCAACGATCCGACAAAAAACATTCTCAATTCACGTTGAAACGTATTAAAATAAAACGTGTGTCTGTTTATCTAATAGATAATTAGAATTTTTAGATGTATCCAGAATGGATTGTGCAGCGTTAATTAACGTATGGGAATGAATAATAGAATGAATACTGCCCTGTTCGATACCGCGTTTAAAGCCTTTACGGAAGTACGGAGGGAGTGGATTCAGATTTTACAGCGCTATGCGGTGTACATTAACGACACCGGTGATGGTGTGCAACGGCCTGTGGCGGTGATCAACGATCCCGAGATAATGGCGCAGCTGCGTCATTTGCAGCTTGAATGGGAGCGCTTTTACCTCCTGGCTGAATCTCGCCGCCTTAAGAAGCTGTCGCCGCTCCCGGTTTCGTTGTATTCGCCGGTGCCGGTCATCGCAGGTAGCGGTGATCTGGCGGCTGTCATTGTCACCCAGGCGGCCAATACCATGAAGTGGCATCGAGACAAGGTGATCATGTCGCTGGAGAAAAAGCTGGCTCAGCATGTCAAAATGCGCCGGCTGGTGGAGTCAGGCGCCTTGCCGCAGAACGAACTGCCGCTAATTACTGCAAATATCGCTGTATTCGAGGCCGATCTAAAACGATTCAATGCCATGCCTGAAGGCACAATGCTGGTGCGCCGGCAAAGTGGGTACACTGACGTCATCGTGAAGATGAAGAATGAGGCCTCACAAGATGAAGTGTCCACCTTAAGCTCCATATTCGATGGCTTCGTGGAAACCGAGGTTATACGCGTTGGCGCCTATGGCTGCGTAATTGATGGCTCCAAGCTGAAGTATGAGCCAGTCATTGACGATAAAACCACCTTGGAGACTCGTCGCAACGTATACGCTAGTATTACGCCAGTGCCCTGTGCGCTGATGAGTTCCAATGCTTCTCTATACCTGCTTGAAGACGTTAACCGTGCCAAAGCCGAGGCTAAGCAAGCCGTCTTGGAAGAACGGCGCAAGGCAAGCCGCCAGGTGATGAGGGCCGCACGCGGCCATGCTGATGATGGCGCCGACGAAAAGAAGCCATTGCGCGCGCGAATTTCAAGCAAAGCTGTTCCGAAAAATTGACGCCGCTTATCTGTGAGGAAGGAGGCTACGCTGCTCCTTCCTCTGCATCATCAAAGTCGTCCAGGTATTTCAGCGCATCTACTCGCACACTCTCTTTGTCAAAACCAACGTCATCATTTGCAGCTACGTAATCCACCAGCATTGAGAAGCAATATGTATCCCATAAATCAGGTGACTTAATGTTAAGCTTCTGACGCATAACAATTTTTTTCATGATGACATTTTGCCCCATTTCATTGATATCGACCGGGATCTTGCTGGCTTGCTCCGCTGTCTTGGGGTTAGAGTCAAGGCGCATACGGCCAGACTTTATTGCGTCCCGCGCCATTATGTTTGCAAAGGCACGCTGGTTTGCGAATCGCTGCTTATCATCACGTGAGTGCATAGGTTTACCCCAGTTGATGCGGACAACCGCAACACCGAGGGACTCCAGCTCCCGCACTGTCGCATCCCCAATACCGTCAGCATCAACGGCAATGGTTATGTTCGGATACTTCTCTTGAGTACACTCCTGGAAGATGTAATGAGCAAACTTCACAGGGTGGCAGTCGCCGGCCATTTCCATGACCAAGAAGGGCACTACGCGCCTGGTATGGCGTCGGCCGGACACACGGAAAATGCTCAAAACCGATTTATCACGGCCATTACCAACGTCACAGCAAGCAACCCAACCCCAGCCTTTATGAAGTCTAACTTTGCGTCGTGCAGCCCTCTCACACTCATCTCGGCCAAGCAGGAAGCCATGAGCGTTCTTAGGGAACAGACCGAGCACCTTGATCTGATACTCGGGGTTATCTCGGCCGCCATATTCCAGTAGTTTGCTGCGTATGAATTTTTCATTTACCCACGGTGACTCCTCAGAGTTGAGTGTAATTGCGGTGAAGTCACCTCGCGGGTTGTCTTTAGAGCGCGCTAGCTTGTGATGTGAGTCATAAAAATATCCACTTGGCCTTGTTGGCTGAGAGATCAGCAAGAGGCGGTTGTCGTCTTCCGTTAGGGCGCCAGTTATAATCCCGAAGGCCTTATCGTTAACACCGGAAGCCTCATCGATGATGTAAAACAGATGCTTGGCGTGTTCGCCGGCTAGTGCCTCTTCGTTACCCCTTCTGAAGCCCTTGGGTATGACCGTCCAACTTCCCTTGTTAGCGATCTCATAGAACGACGTATCAGTGATCACAAAGTAGTTTTGCAACCAGGGTTGCCGGCGTACACACTCGTTCCAGTTTTGTTTTATGTACTTGAAAATGCCGGTCATAACCTGCTGGATTTTGTTCGCAACAATAATGACGCGGGCTCCTGGGTAGAACATCAGGTAGCAGAGGATCATAATGGAGGTCATATCAGACTTGCCGGTACCGTGGCCGGACGCAACAGTTGTGCGGCTGCCCGTGTCCTGGGCGGCGTTGATAATCTCTTCTTGTTGCCAGCTTGGTATCTTCCCGAAGAGTTCTACCGCCGCCAGGCTCCAGTCATAGCGATAGCGGATTACCATATCCCGCCAGCGGGGATCGGTGATGACCGAACGTATCCTTTTACGCGCCATCTCTTGCCCCTCCCGGCCCATACAACTCTTCGTCGGTTAGTTCGTTATCAAACTCCTCGTCAGACTCAAATTCGCTGCTGACAAATTCGCCTTCACGACCCTCGCCATCGGCATTGATATCCCCGTATTTACCCTCATCAACGATTTGAGCAACAATCGCACGACGCTCCGCGATAAATTGCTCTTTACCGTCCCTCATTGCCTTGTGTTTTCTTGCCTCCGCATCGATCTGCTCATCGTCAACTGTGCTCGTCTCATCGTCCGGTTCTGGCGGTCTGGTGGCCTCTATTCTGGCCTGCTGCATGAGGTGAGGAGGAACTACGCCCCCATTCGATTCGATGAATTCCGCTGTCTCCTGGTAGTTCCAGCCATGTTCTCTCTGCTGCTCATAAGCCAACGAGATCAGGTTCAGCGTTTCCATTTTTATGCTGTGGGCCTCCTCATCTCTTCGCGACTTCAGCATCACTGAACGCAGTGCACTCATTGACTTTGCGGTTTCACCGATTCCAACACTGGCATTGAGAAGCATCTGTAGGGCCTTGTGTTCGGGGTGCGTTCCTCCTTCGTCTTTTTTGTAGCCTTCTACCTCTTCTTCTAAACGATCCAGGCTGCGGTTCCGAGCGCGCTCCATTAATTTGAGGTGGGAGTAGACGATCGCTATTGAACGTGCTTCCAGAGTATTGAGGAAGTTGGGATCTCTCATTTCCTCCAAGGTTTCTTCTACGTCTTGCGGACGGGGAGATGCATAACGCCCATGAATAATGCAGTCCTCGTTCATGTGCCCAAAGCGCCTTCCTCCCCGCGCTCTAGGCACATGAAACAGGGCCGTATCGTCCACCCCATTCGCCGCAGGGAAAGTGATCATTTTGTCGCTTCCATGATCACGTGTAGTACGCGATCGTTTGTGGTCTGCTGACTCAGCGCTAAAGCTCGCCCTTCCAGATGTGGCGCGGGTTTTACGCCCCTTGGGCGGAGGTGTGATCACGTGATCATTTGAGCTACCAGAGAGATGATCACGTGTTTGATCACTCCTTGTGACCTTCTTAGGAGGCGATTTTTTGCTTTGCTTCTTTGGCGTAGGCGTAGCCTTGTCGGCAACCTTTTTTTTAAGCTCTCTACGGGCTGTATTCGCGTTTAATCCGTGAGCTTCAGCATATTCCTTGACTGTGATCCCTCGCTCATTTTGGAGCGCGGCAAATCTTTCTCTGTGCTCATCCCAGGTCATTCGAAGCTACTCAGTGGCCTATTTTCAGTACGTGCCACGCGGTATATCAAAAGTGAGTAATGAAGCTGTGGTTTTTCGATAAATCATGTTTTTGAATTCATTTATTAACCATTCGAATGCAAATTTCATCTAATTGCTTGAATGGTAGATCGCAGTGAGATAATCTCGAACCGTGTATTACCTAACAGTGAAAAAGGCGAAAAAAAATGAGCAAAAACAATCCGGTCTATGTGGCACTTGACTGTGGTTCAGGCAATGTGGCTAGCGTTATGGAAAGCAATGGCGCCGTGCAGATTCGCGTTACCCCGTCATTTGTCGCGAGGGTTTTGGGACGGGCGAAGGAAAGCGATTCGAAAACCAATTGGGTGACAACTGGTGCCAGCGGCGAACTGGAAACCTATGCTGTGATGAATAAGGCGATTGGTGCCATCGATACCCGGACGCCAGATTATCAGCTAAGTGCAGCTTGCCGCGTCCTTGTGGTGAATGCCCTAGCCCAACTCAAACTTGGCGGTCGTAAAGTGGTAATAGCTGATACCTTGCCAGCCGATCAGTATTACGATGACAACAACGCGATTAACCGCCAGCAAATCGAACTGAAGAGACAATCGCTGATGACGGCGGTAACCAATGCAAGCAATGGAATCGCAACGCCTGATATCGTATGCGTTGAGATTATGCCTGAAGCCGTGACTGCATATAACGCAGCACTGTACACCCAGGATGGACAGGATAACCCGTACCTGGTTGGCGCTAAGGACGTGGCGATTATCGATATCGGCCGTTATACGTGCGATATAGCTCACCTGGACTGTGACAATCACACTCTGTTCTCACGTGGCACTACTCCTCGCGGCGTACACATCATGCTGGAGGCAGTAAAAATGCAGATGATTGACCAGGCGGGAGAGATTGGAATACCGGTTGAAAAAATTCGCCTCATGACCTTGGACGACATTGACTCAATCGTGCGTAAAGGGTACTACGGCTCGAGCATCGAAGCCTTGAAAGATAAGCGGATTTACCTGGATCATATCATCTCAGCGGCTGCGGCAAGCTTCGCGAGCGAAATCAACTATGCTCTGAAGACGATCGTGAAATCTCTTGGCAGTATCGACGCCCTGATCATTGTGGGTGGTGGCGCCTACTACATTGGTGGTTTGCTTCGCGAAATGCCTAACTTTGTTGCAGACTGGCATGATAACGTTGTTATTCCCCACCAGCCAGAAACTGCGGTAGCTCGCGGTGCGTACCTCGCCCTGCTGGCGCGCCATGACGTTGAAGAACAAACATCCGAAATTGAGGCTTAACAATGGCTGAAACCAAACGCCGGCTGCTTCAGCTGAATCTTGATAAAGTTGCTGCCCATAGCTATTTCGGCAAGCGCTTTGTCGACAAGCACCAAAAAACTGAGGCCTTAGCGTCCCGCCAGGCGCTGCTGTTCAACTCGATAAGCATTGGCAATATGATTATTGAAAGTGGCTTGGATAGCGCCTTTAAAGCGTTGGACAATGCATCTTTTGCCAACGCCAATAAGGCCGACCGTGCTGAAATGATACTTCGGGCACTTGAACTTTTTAGCGGGGTTAAAGCCACCAGCTCTAAAACCTCAGCGCCAACTCCTGAGCCGGTAGAGCAAAAACACGCTGAAGGCACACCACCAGCGCAACAAACTAACGACACCCCACCTCAACGACCTGAAGCGCCGGCGGCTGATTTAGACAATGCCGATGGCGCCGAAACATCAAGTATGGCGTTACCGTTGAAGCGAGATAAGGCCAGAACGTTTAGCTAACAAGCTGTGAAACAACTCTCTACCAAAAGCCATCGCACTCAGCATGGCTTTTTCTTTTGCGTCTCCCCGGAGCGTTTCTTTAATGATCGTTGTTGATAAATCGGTTCGCCGGCCGTTTCGAAACTTGAAATAGTGGCTACTGATAGCCTTCAAATGGAACGTGCGCGGGCGGATCTCGTCATACAGCACGCAATCTGCCTGATTTGACCGAGAGAACCCCTTCAATCGTATGTAAATGTCGTTTTTTTCTATGAGTAGAGCCGGGTAGGCTTTTTGGAGAAGAATGGTTAGCTCAGGGGCTGAAACTGGCCTATTTAGTCTCAGCATGAAATCTGCGACTTCGGCACTATTAATGCGTGGGCGATTTTCCTGCATAGCGTCCATGACCTCGATGTGTTGCGTAAAACTAATTGACAAATCTCGGCGATGATAACGGCTCATTAGCGACCTTTCAATCGCGCTGTTGAGCCGGATAACTCACAAATGCTAAGGAGGCAGGTTTTTGTCTCGTTAACGCATAACTAATCGACTAATTATTTTATCAGTTCACTGAGCGGCTCTTCATTTTTCAGTTAATTATTCTGTTTTAAGCCTCTTCTTGAACCGCCACCCCAAACCAGATGAAACTATAATTCCCTTTATCTAACATAGATTTGTGTTGTTCCGTAGGCAACTAATTAACCGCTTAAAAAAGCCGCATCTGGCCGGCGCCAACTATAGGCCCCTCCACCAGCAAAAGCGCTCTTCGTATTTTTGCCCTGTGTGCTCTTCTCGCAGCATCAGCATCCTCTTTAGTGGCAAAGATCGCCGGAGGGTTGATGACGCGGCGTACTGCCCCAGTGGACGCGTCAGTATGCCGCTCAACGCAAACAGGGCAATAATCTGTAGAGTCCCAGAATCCTGTTCGCCCCATCCTGAAGTGAATAACCCCTTTACGCGTTGCGCATGAATTACAGATTTCAGTGTCACACGTCAGTCGCTGGTGGATATCAATGCACAGGCGAGGCTCTCGGCTAAACTCCATCATTCCCATATACCCTATCTCTCCATCACACAGCAGCTCTGCTTGCTTACCGCAAAATACGCAAGGTTGCCCTTTACTCATTTCTTTCCCTGTCCCTTACCCCGTCTCTTGGCTGAACGGTACTCCGCAGTGCCGTAAATGAACCCCAGTGCACCGAACACAAACGTTATCTTGCCGGCCAGCGCCGTCCCCCACTCAGCCCCCCATGCAATCCCGACGATACCCCCCCAAGTTATGAATGCAGCACCAACTAGAAGGGAGCGCAATATTGCAATAATGGTGCTACTCATCATTCTTCTTTCTGGCGCCTCTATATTTCGGTTCAGGTTCGTTTGCCGGCGCGCGGATTACATGCCTCAATATTTCAAGCCAGTTTTTTCGAGTATTCGCAACCCATCGACCATGATCATCATCGAAGAATCCGGGTTCCACAGGTTTAGCCACCCCCTCCATCAACTTGCACGGAACAGCTACAGCATCATCACCATTGTTGTAATACCCCAAGTTGCCTAAGATATCGCCCTCCGTATAGCGCCCAGCCGTCTCAACTCTTCCCCTGTACCCTGAATTACCACCTCCCCAGAGCATGATGTATGGGGTATGCCTCTGGGTATGGGTGACGCTTAATACAAAACATTCTCTATCTGAGTTCTTGCTCATTCCATACACCATTTTCATATTTCATAATTATTACTTGATGCAATATAACTTCCAGTACTAGTCCCATTGCAGAACCGATGCGAAGTACGAACCCCGACAAGGCGTATCGCGAGGATGGTGCCAATTTCCGTAACCGTCTGCGCCACCAATTGGGGAGATCTTGTAATGCGTCTGGTAGTAGTTTGCCATCTGCCAGTCAACGCTATCTTCCTGCCCTATTTCGCCCTGCTCAACTGCCGCCGCAATAATCTGCTCTGCTGTATAATTTCCTCTCATGACCAAGAATTGAGCGTCATCGCTGCGCATAAATTCACACTCGCCGTCCTTACGTTTTTTATGTTTAGTCATTACGCTGCCTTATCCCTTACCTGCCCCATATACCGGATTATTTCCGTTCCCACCCACTCACCTACATGCTTGCTAACACCATTTCCAACCTGCCGATAGCCAGCTGTATCTGACACGGGAAATGTGAACCAATCGGGAACCCCCTGGAGCCGCGCATACTCGCGCAGCGAATATGGCCTAACTCCCATTGGGAAACGTCCATCAACAACCAGCCGAGTGGACTTATCCTTGGCGTAATGAGCCACGCACGTCGGGGCAATATCTCTCCTAGCCGGATCGCTAACAATCGGGCGGTCACGATATGCACCGCTCATTCGTGCTTTAATCGCTGCCGGGAGGGTCACGCGAGGGTTTTCCTCAAGGATTGCAGACAGAGGAACGGGTTTAGTATTTTCTGGCGGGCGCATGTCAAACGGCCGACGAGTACCAACGATGATCAGCCGATTCCGACGCTGAGGGAGCCAAAGCTCTGATTTAACAGGGCAGAAAACCTGTATATAGTAATCTGGCATCCGTGTCATAGCTTCCATGACGACAGGGAACGCGCGCATACCGGGAACATTTTCAACGATGTAAAATTCTGGGCGAGCAAGTGAAAAATGCCGTAACGCGTGCAGAAACAGGTCATCGCCTGTTCGGGTGCCGTGGATATCTCCAATCGTCGAGTATTTTGTACATGGATACGTGAAGACCATTCCGTGACAGCTGTCCTGTTCAAAAACTAGCTCTTTTGAGATATCGCATTGCTTAATATGATCCCCAAGGTTGGCGCGGTAGGTCTTACATGCGTCTGCATCTAGTTCAAACGCCTGGTTAATTCGAATGCCGGCATCCATGAGGCCAATATCCATTAATCCAGCACCGCAGAAATATGAATTAACCGTAACGTCACTATGCTTCATGAATCCCCCCAGCTTCGGCCCCGTAGTTGCCATACCACCAGCCATCGGCCGCTTTCGTCAGAAACATCTGCTTTGAGTCAATCCCCCCCCTTAAAATCTGCTCCCGTGCCTCCTTTGGAACCCCAAATGTCATGCCAACTTTGCCACTTAGGTTACGGTTAAAGTCGACTCCGGTTTTCAGTCGGATCTGCTTTGCTTCTGCGTCTAACTCAAACTCAATCGTCGGTTGCTTTGGGCCTTCAAATACAGCGATCGTAATATGGCCGACCCCATTACTTCTTACGGTGACGGCGGGTAGTTTGTTCGGGCGAGCGCGCCCTGTCATTTCATTGATTGATACAAAAGCCACTGGATCTCCATCCAGGAAATACCTGGTTGTTGTTGTGCAACATTCCTACGGGCGTGCCGGCCCGAAAACTCGACCAGGCTTTTAGCCTGGTGAGTTGAGGAATTTATTTTCGTTTGGGTTAACCGTGCGACTGACTAATCGTAATCCTTTGATTCTGGGCGTTTTCTATACTCTTTATCCGATGAGAATCCAACCCAGAATAGTGCACCAACACCCAGCAATATGAATGGAAGTGCTTGATAAAGAGATTCCAAAGTAAACATCGTCAAACCCTTGGCACGGTAATTTTCTTCCAAATGGCCGACACGTATTTGACCTGGTGGATAGCATCATCGAGAGCGTTATGCATCTCACCCACAAACGGCATTTCTTTCTTCGGATTGAACCCGATCTCTAGCCCCGCCTTAACAGTTGTTCGAACATCACAATCATTCCAGAAGCACCAGAACGGTTCGATTCCACACCGTTGATAAGCAGAACGGAGGATAGTGTTATCAAACGTTGCTCCATTTCCCCACACCTGTACCCGGCCTAAGTCACTACAGTGGGTCTTGATGAATCCCCCCAACCTTTTCAAGACGTCAACGTTTTTACCCCGTGGTTTTGCCGTAATTGCCGCTCGAGCAGCCTCACTTTGCGCCAACCACCAATAGATAGTGTCAGCATCGGGCTTTGCGCCAAGTTCAAGCTCGCTTGCCAGGTCGACGATCGCATAGAAGCTTGGCCCAACCTCGCCTGTTTTGAGATCGAAAAACACTGCGGCGATCGCGAGAATCGGCGCAAGTGGGCCTTTACCGAGGGACTCAATATCAACCATTACGTTGTGCATGTTTAACCTTGCTCATTGATTTTTGGGGGGATTAGCTTGGAACCGGCCGCACTGTAGGGCATTTGAAACAGCTCTATTTAGCTCCTCTATTCCGGCGCTACATTCCCACGGCCGGAGTGGTGTCTCTTCAATCCATCCGATCAGCTGATCGTGGAAGAAGATTTCCATCCTTCCTATCGTGCATTTCATTGAGATGCCGGCCTTTTGCTGAGGCCAGGCGCTGACATGTGGTTTAATGATGAAGGCCAGGTGATCATCACGCTGGCGCTTCAGTTCGGCCATAACATCCACTACTTATCGACTCCGGCCGCATGCCCAGCGTTGATAACAGCTAAACGTAGCGTTTTGATCGAAACGCATCGTTTACGAGACACCAGCGACATCAGGCGATCCACCAGCTCTAGGCACTTAAGGCGACGTTGTAGACGAACGGACTCGGAGGGAGCTAAATCACCGACGATTGCCCGCGATTTCATGCTGTCCAATTCACGCACCAGCTCACAGTTTCGAGCCATTAAAGAACGCCGGTCATCGATTAACGCGTCAATAGTCGCTCTATGCTCCTCTGCGGCCTGCTGCCGGCCTGACGCCTCTGCCTTGGCGGTGAGATTAAGCAGTGTCGTGAAAGAGCCACAAGCCATGCTTAGCGGCTTCCGAGTATCAACGCCGGCCGGGATAGTAACCTCCATGCCCAGCCATTCAGCCAAAGAGCGGATCTGTGAAAATGAAACCTGTTCCAATGCTGTTTTCATCTATGTCTCTCAGCAGATATTTGAAATGTTACTTCTTACCTTTGCGATGTTTTTTGCTTCGGCCAATAGCCGGCGCATCAGCCCTGCCTTTAGATTGGCCTGACAGCCCCACCAGCCGGGTGATCGTTTCTTCGATTGTGCGCGAAGCCTCTGGCATCATTGGCTTCTCAATCTCGATAGAACCGTGTTCGGACTCCCAGGCAGCCTTATAGACGTATGGGATTGCCCGGAGTTTGCGCGCTGTCGCCTCGCCCACCCCTTTCAACTTCTCTAGATCGCTGGTAAATGCGTTTCCGAGATGCGCCAGTGTGCATATTTCTAGATCGGCCAGCTTCACCAGGTCAGCCGGCTTCAATTCAGGCACGTCAGCAAGTTTCAATCGGTCAGCAAATTCGAAGAATGAAGCTAAGTGCGGATTTGTCACTGCTACCAGTTCGTGATGTGCTCGTGTCAGCTCGTCATAAAGCTCTTGAGGGATCTCATTCTTGAAAATTGCAAGGTTTTGGTACTGGACAATGCCCCACTCACTTATGCGTGCGACTAAATCAACCCCATAGGTGCTACGAAGGTTTATGTGGAAATTTAGGTTGTTAACGAATGCCGGCTGGTCAGCGTCACGAGGAGCGTTCGGGTATTGCAGCGGGTACATGAAGAAATGCATATAGAACTTCAGGCTCGGATTCGTTGCGCTTTGCCAGAACCGATCGCCACAAAAGCCATTTATAATGTCCCGTTCACGGCGTGAGTAGTCGCGAAAATGTAGTAGCGAAATATGATCCAGCTGCATTTTGTTGTACGACAGAGAGGTTTTGTCATGGGCTATCATTTCCTGGCCCACACGCTTCCGCAGCTGCGTTACTTTTGCGCGGGATTCGCTTAGCTCAGTCTCAGTGGCCTTTAACTTTACGGTAAGACGTCTCAAACCTTCGGCATGGTCTGCTTTCATGGCTTCAAGGCGCTGAGTTAGCCGATCCACCTCCTGCTCTAGAGTTTTCTTTTCTTCAGCAGTAATGCCGGCGGATTTACCCAATTCAGCACGCAGCGTGTTCAGCTCATCTGCCTTGATTGACAGCTGAAGGCGCAGGGTTGTAATTGCGTCATCACGAGATTCAACGGCATCGACTAACTCGTTGTAACCGTCAGCTTCATTGGATGCGAATAAGGTGATATTGCGAGCAAGATCCTCTAAATCCGCCTCCATGCGCTCCATGCCAGCCCTAAAGACGGAGTTCCCTGCCACTCGGCTACAGAATGTCGCCTCCGAAGCCAGCATGTTTATCTGTGCGGTCAACACCGCAGCATCTGGTACAAAGTCTGTTTTTAGTTCAGCCAATAATAATGCGTCGGTCATTAGATCTCTTGCTCCCACTGCTTCTCAGTCATTTTTCCGCGATACATCACTTGCACAAGGTTTGCCCCTGGCTCCAGCCCTAGTTGATTCTTCAATACTTCAATTCGGCGGTGCCCAAGACGTCTGCTAGTGAAGCGCACATCAATCCGTTCCCGTTTCTGGTCAGTTCGCTCAAACACAAGGCCAAACCAGTGATACCTACGCTTAAACATTCAAACACCGTTAGTTTACGTAAATCTAATTCAATATTTGATATACTACAAAACACCGGATCGATTTGCATTAAATTTATTAGTTTTACGAAACAACGATTGTGTAGATTCGGGGCGGGTTGTTAAGACTCTGGCGGCGGGCGAAGGTTAGCAGTTGACCAGATACCAACCTTATCTATTGATTTTACCTGATTTTAAATGCACAAAAACTTGAGAGTGCAAATGCAACGATAGCATTTAATGCCACAGCAAAAGTGTCAGACGATAGCCCAAACATGTGAAGAGGCAGCATGTTAACTGTGAAAAATCCGGCGAAAACCCCTGTAGCCACTATTCGGCGCCGGGTAAAGAAATCCTTAATCAAGAAGCCTCCGGATCGGATCGACCATAATTTTTTTATCCATCGCGTATGCGTAGTTGTATTCCGCCACAGATACCGGAGATCGCTCGAAATCGCGAGGGAACCGTACTACTGAGCTAGCCACCAGCATTGCCAGGCGCATCATAGAAACTGCTTCAATCGGCTGGTGAATCATAATTGCTGGAGGTTCGATATGATCATACCCTTGCTCTTCAAACGTTGCTTTCACGTTACAAAGCCTTGCTCTCAATAGGCCGGCATCAACGTCATGCGGCGTCGACAGATATACCCTCTTCAAATCCTCCATGCTTCATCACGCTCCCGTAAAGGCAATGAGGCGCCGGGTTCGAGGTGCCAATATGACATGATCACCTCTATAGCTTCATTATGCCCGACACACAGAGCACAGTAATAGCCTTCCTTGGTCAGCCTATTCAACCAATCCTTTTGCTCCAGTGAAGCGCTGTTCTTCCCATGCTTCAACTCAACACGTAAACCATGATACATCCCACGTGGCGCATCTAGAGACATATCCGGGTATCCCTTTTTTTGGCCTTCCGCCTTCAATTTCCCCGCAGTAGCTTTACTTCTTTGACCGCCATTTGGAGTCGAATGCAGCAGCTGGTAGATCCCCTGGTGGTGAACCTCAAAATAGTGAAAGACCCGCACTTGTTCAAAATGCTCTTGCTGTCCTTTCAAGAGGTCAGGGTTTTTATCGAGAAGAGATAGCGCGATAGCATGCGCAGACCTCTTCACAGCCGCTTTGACTGCCTCTCCCAGCACGTTGGTTTTGCTTTTAATTGATGCAGTTTGGCTGCGCATGCGACTACCCATCTTTTTCTGCCTGTCTGCCAGCCATTCTTCACTGAACCTAAGCATTTTTCCCCCTGCGTGACCGGCGAATGGTCTTTGCCTGGTTCAACCGTTCCATTGGATCAAAGCTGGATATTTCCTCTTCCTGCGGTGCTTTTAATTTCCTAGGGTTAGCCTGCCGATAGGTGCTACTTGCCTCTATCTTCCGTTCTGCTCTAGCCATTCACGTACCTACTAATTTTATCTTTATTGTTAGATAGTTAACCAACGCTCAGACCGCTAGTCTTGGTGTCTTCTTATGCTCGTATCCAGTGCCAGACCTGTTTCCTTCAAAATCTCTGAATTCACCCTATCCACGTTTTCGCGCAACCATAAATCTGCTTCCATCTGCCCTCGAAACGTATCCGGTGCACCAGGGATCTTTTTCCCAGGTGGAACCATGTAGCGATCGGGCCGGTTTCTATCTACTGGGAAATAGGCTACCTCGTAATGCGGGGCAGCTGTTGCTCTCCACCCGCCACTTGGATAGTAACCAGGGGTAACTCGGGTAACATAAAACAGCCCTGCACTTCGTCTAAACTCCATTCTTTCCACCAAAAAAGCGTAAAACTAATTAGATATTAGATTAACACTTTTTAAAGCAAAAAAAAGGCACCAGAAGGCACCTTTATGATTTCACACGTATGAATTATGAGTTATGAATTATGAAACTTCTTGCAAATACTTCTCAACAGCTTCGCGCATTATTGCGCTTACGCTTTTCGGGTTTTTGCCCGCTCTTTTATTTGCCAGGGCTAAATCCTCAACCTTACGCTGCAACGACATGGGCAATGAGATTGCTGTACGCGTCATTTGCTCCGGCTGTACTGATGCAGGTTCCGTGTCAGCGCCATGTTGCCCATATGGCCTATCTGCCAGCCTTGCAGCAAGGGCTTCTACATCTGCATCTGTTGGCGCTGGTCGGCGCTCCTGCTTCAGACGATCGCTAGGTTTTTTTACGGCCATTAGAATACCTCGTCTATCAAAGACCAAATCTCAACTTTTGCCTTCTCATTGTCTGTCTCCAATACCGATTTACCTTCCGACATTACATCACGATAAACCTTTCTGAAGCAGCTTTTCGCATTGAGGGGCTGGAGCTGGTCAAATTCGGCGACGTACTCTAGGAACTCGCTACGCTCATTGCCGGCAAGAACGGGATTTGTTGAAGCAATGCTTTGATAGCAATAGGCTTTTAAATCAGGATTCAGGTCACGAACTTGGATCAACTGTTCTTGCAGCTCTAACATGGTATCCAGGTCAAGCTGCGAGCACTGATGTGGGGCAATTAACTGGTGAGCAACCGTGCAGGCAGTGATCAACTCACGACTATTACGGCCGGCCACATCAACAATTACGTGCTGATATTTCTCATCCAGACTACGTAAAGTGGCAGCCAGGTTACCAGTCTTTTGGATCAGAGTGATGTATGGCGTAAGGCTTGCAGTTTCCCGCTCCGCGTTCCAGCGTGACGCCGATAACTGCGGATCGCCATCCACCAGCACCACCTCCTCCCCTCGTAACGCTAAACCAACGGCAAGATTAACCGCTGTGGTTGTTTTTGAGCACCCACCCTTATTTGCGCCGACGACAGTGATCATACTAATCCTCGATATGACTTAGTAAATTATAGGTATGAGTTATTACTTATGATTTCATACGTATGAGATATGAACACCCCGTAAAACTCGGATTGATTGATTATTACCCTCACCTAAAAAAATGTAAAGTATTAAATTTTAAATATGATTTATGAAGTATGAATTATTACCAGGGTAAAAAAGGGCGCAGCGCGCCCCCTCAATCATCACTTACTTAGGCTCACTCACGCTTGAGATCACAACCGACCATTGCTCGATAGAACCCCGGCCCCGTCGGTATCTTGTTCTTCGCCTTGTAGCGCTTACTAGCCAAACGTTGCTCAGCAGATGGCTCCACCGGCACAAGGCGCCACTGCCCATCGGTTGTAAACCCATTCCCATCCAGCAGGATTTGATTGTCGTTTTTAGGGGCCGGCACTGCTGGCGGGGTGGTGTAGAGCTTCGTGCCATCTGGCAGTGCTTTGTCAATTGTCGATGTATCGTTACCGGCTCGGCTGGAAAGTACCTCTGCCACTGGCTGCGCCTCCTGGCTAATCCGCCCCTTCCAGCCTTCCCACATCGCAGCGGCAATCATCCTTCTTCTCGTCGAAGAACCAGTTTACGAACTCCATGCTCATCTCGTTTTGCTCAGCAAACTGCTGGCGCTCAGTCGTTTGTGTCATTTCCCTTCCAATCGCTCAGGTTTTTCAGTTCTAAATATGTATCGGCAAACGCAGCAGCTGTGCGCATTCCCGCCCGCACATCATCAGATAGCGAGTTTTCGCTATCGTTGGCACGCGCGAGCATTTCTGCTGAAAATGCCTTAAGAGCATGCATCTCAATGCTGCCAACGGTTCGACGGTTCCATGCCACCGCAGCTTCGCTTTCACTGCCAAAATGCTGTCGACCGCTGAACATCTGGGCACCACATCGGCAGCTGACGTGTATTGCAGAGCCGGAGTAACTCGAATCGACCACCCGAGCGGCTCCCCCGCAAAACGGGCATGAATTCAATTAGTTTAGTGTCCATTCAACTCCCTCAAGGCCAAAATGCACGCGTCCCATATAACCTGCGGATCAGCGCCTATATCTACGAAACCTTCACATTCGTTGTAGATAACATCGTAAACGGATTTAGGCACTTTCGCAGGTATCTGCGATATGCGTATTTTAATATCCGACTGACCGCACTCTTTGGGGTCTGACCTTAAAGTCCACCGCCCAGTGGTATCGTACCAACGGCGTGTAACGCGCCCTTTGCCATCAACACCGGCCCGCAGAGTAGCTTGCCGGCCTTCGACGCCGATAACGAGGTAAACAGTACCGCGCGGGGATTCCCACACTTCACCTACTTGGAACACTTCACCCCGGTTACCGCCAATTTACTTAACTCGGCCATTTTGATTTTTCCCATGATATCTCACTAAAAACCCCGGCAAGCCGGGGTGGAATGGTCAACGAATTGCAAAAACGTATACAGCATTAAGGACTGTCATTACGCCGATGGTGCCGAGAGCCATGCCAGTGATCTGAAGCAGAATTGGAACGGTAGTTGAAGAGGGTTTAGCCGCTGTGCGGCGCGCTGGATGGGAGTTAACAAAGTCCACCAGCGTAGACACTTGATTCTTAGACATGATAATATTCTCGTTGTTAGGTAACACGGGGTTGGAAATTTTCGCCGATTGACAACCCCTCATTAAAACCCGCTTTTTGCGGGTTTTTTTGTGACTGTTTTCTGGCACAAGGCAACTATACTATTTTTTGTTAGTTTAACGCAACAAAAATCATGTTTTTGCAATCATAAATATCAGTAAAATTATTTATGGCATTGTTTAAATGAAAAAAAAGAGAGCCTAAGCCCTCCTTCCTTTCCCGTAGTGGGCATGCTCTATATGCTGAATATTATCGGGCAGCGCTCTATTCCAGCCCTCCCGTGAGTAATGCCGCACTCCTTTAGCGGGTTCCCCCGTACTCAAATCCGATACAGTGCCCCAGCAATCAGGATCGGCTTTGTTTGTGAGTCGCATCATTCGACTCATCTGGCGGTGATCGATTGTAAGCTCGTACCCCATGTTTTCGGCCATCGATACAAGTTCTAACCATGTGTACCATCGCCTTTCTCTCACGTAAGCCCTCCTCTAAATGCTAAATGCGACAAGCTTTTCCATCTGGTCATCATCACAATAATAAATATATGGTTCCGTATCATTCGCATCTGCGTGCACTGCAAGCTCATGCTGTGCTGCATAGATCAGCCCAAGCTCGATTCTATTCGCACTATACAAGTGCGCTGCGACTACGGTAAGACCAGGACGTGAGAGGCCGTAAATAGCTTCTACATCCTGCGCCACCTGCTCCCCGAACATGTCCGGCCCAACCTCATTGATCAGCAGCGTTTTAATCGCCGGCCACCAAGGCCCGAATGCCCGATACAGGGCCGGAGTTGCACCCAGACGCGACGCAAGCCCTGTTAGGTATGCCGAGGTATACTCAAGCTCGCTACGGCCGCTGAGGGCATGCTCATTCATTATTTCTTCGATGTAGCTTTCTGATGGCTGCATAGTGTCGATCAATGTTGTCATTTTCTGTTTGATACGCCCCCCGGCGGGGGCGGCTCCAGTAGTTAGCGATATTCAGCAATCACAGCCATAACGTCATTTAGTTCATATGTGGCAGGGATAATCCACCAGCTACCCATGAACTCCATTCCGGCTTTTTTACCATTCAGATATTTAGCGCCAAAGTCAGCCTTTAGTTTATCTTTGGCCTGGTACAGCGCCCCCCCAATCCCATCTGAGTCCTGAAGGCCATACGCGCTATCTGGAGGGAAGTTGAAACGATTAGCCCCTTTCCCGCCGGCTAACGGCTGGGTGTTCTTGCGCACAGTGATATTGTCCATCCTGCTGGAAGCTGCCGCTAGAGCCTCTGAAGCCTTTTCACGTTCCGCCTTCTCGGCAGCCACACGGTCAGCCTCCATTTTCGCTTCGTCTTCTGTGATCAGGCCAGCGCGTAACTTGAGGCCAGCCAAGAACTCAGCATTGTCGCTGTTAGCGGCTCCAAACGCTGAATCAATCTTACTCGTGGTGTCTCTGATCATCACACTGTCATAAAACGCGGCTTCGGTGATACTCGCCTTGTCGATCAGGCCCATAATGACAGCGTGGGCATAAAACTCATCCAAGTTGTAGGCTTCGTAGTTGATGGTTCCGAGGCTGGATGATTTATACATAGGGGATAGCAAGAGTGCCGTAGGTCTAAACTCGGATGCCTTCTCAAAAACGACACTGACCGGCAGTGACAGATTATCACCGTATCTCAACCATGTTTCGTGAGCGACACGTTTCGCCTGCTGAACTACGTTGTCGTGGTGCTCTGAAATTTTTTGCTTAATCACAGCAGAAAGCTCATGCTGGAAGTCCGCGGTGTTACGGTACTCACTAGGGATGTAAGTGGCGTTGAATGGCGGAATTACATTGTGTATATACGGTATGGCATCGTATTTCCCAGTCAGTAGATATTCGCTGTACTGAGAGAGCCGGCTACCGTCAAATCGTCTATTTTTAGAATCGACTTTTTCGAGCGCGCGCGTGACATATGCGGCTACAACCTCATTAATCCTCGCTGGGCTTGCAACCTCTCCGTATTTTTGAACTTCACTGCGCCACTCTCTGCCAAATAGCCCAATGAGGAACGGTTCGATACTTCGCACATTTCGATCCGAGCGACACCACTTAGCCATTGCGGTCTTGAGTGTGTCATCCTGAGTATCCGGGTAAACAACTCTGGATGCATTTTGGCTTAGCCATTGCTTACCATCGCTCATAATTACCGGGTTAGGGCTATAAGAGCGCGTCACGCGAAGATCGTAGGTATCTAGTTGTCCCTCATCATTACGGTAAACCACACTAGAATCACTTAGTACCAACCACCCCTTAGCAAGGTACTGGACAAAATCGCCCTTCGTCATCTGTTCTTCAACCGAGTGCGTGTAGCGCCCTGGCGCAGCCCAAGCACGCAGCGTTACCTCGGCTTCGGGTACGTCACTGTCTTCCCCCAGTTCTGCCAGCACAACGGTCTTGCCGACCTCCAACGAGCCTCCACTGTTATCTTCAAAGAAAATAACATCGGCGATGCCGGTTCCGGTGTCGATATCAATTGCTCTAAGGCGAATATAGCTACGGCCACCAGGCTTTAAACGATAGATACCGCCGCGCTTAATCATCCGCCCTGACGCCATCTGAACGTAGCGATCACCATGTGTCAGAATATCGGCATCAACGTTAAGCAAGCCAGCCTTAATCGCGCGCTCTATTTCTGGTGACAGCTGTTTGATTCGGTCGGCCGCTTTCTGCATTCGGGAGGTAATGCGTTCTAGGCGAGTGACTTCACGAGTCGCCTTCTGTAAGGCATTCTGAGTGGTATTCACCCAATCTCGCGCATGTCGCTCCACCTCAGCATACTGAGATGTCATTCCCTTTTGCACATCTTCTCGTGCCGCTGCGAGTTTGCGTTCAGCCTCGGCCTGACGTGAACGTGCGCCGGAAAGTTGTGAAGCGATCTCTGCCGGACTTTCTTTTTCAGCATGACTCATCTTGAGGAATTCGGCCAAGTTGGCCTCAGCCCGCTGGCGAGCCTTCTCTCTTGCGATAGTCTCTGCTTTAGCTCGAGCTTCAGCAATCATCCTGGCATGCTCTTCTGGATTAGCGGCAAGCAGGAGTCGCATTTCTTCCTGGCTATTTGCATCCGCATTAACCATTCGAGCCTTGTCTGATGTGAGTATTTCGGTGATCCAGTCCTTTTTGCGTTTGAGCGTATCCAGGCGGAACTCATCAAATGAACCCTTGCCACAATAGTAATGGACTCGAACAGAACTGGCTTTTGAACCCACACGAGCACCGCGACCATTACGCTGGTCAATGCTTGCTGGCGTCCAAGGCAAAGTTAGGTGGTGAACGTCGCTAGTGCCGCGATGCAGGTTAATCCCTACCTCGGCTTTTTTGTTACAGATCAGGAATGGTGTGCGGCCTTCGTTATAGTTCGCTGCAATCTGCTCCAACCCGCCAAGTGATATTTCGGTTTTTTTGGCGATATAATCGTCGTATTCCTCTTTGGCTTGGTAGTAGGCCTCTAACCTTTCCTGGCTCGCGTCCTCTTTCGGTTCTTTTGGTTCTACGACAGCCTTCGGCGCCCTCCCTGTTTTTCCAGCTTCAGAGACGGTTGTCGCGTTGAGGATTCCGATCGTCCCTAGCTCTATGCCCAGGGCGTCAGCTATAATCCGCGCTAGCTTTCCATGCTGTGTTTTCTCATCGGTGAAGATGATCTGCTTCCCGGTCTTTACCCCTTCTTTCAGGTTCTCTATCAGGGCGCTATATTTCGGCGGTACTGGGTGCGTTACATCCGATAACAACAAACCTACTTTGCCCAGGCGTTTTAGGACTTCGTTTTCAGCGGCCTCTGACACTATCAGCTGAACGTAGTCGCTGGTGGTTGTCACTTTCGGTTCTACCTTAATCCGAACAGACTTACTGCTGTCATCGTCTTCATCGAACTTGCGGCCGACAAACTCAGGGAGCAGGCCCACCAGCTCAGCCACTGCTTCGGATTTCCCTGCTGGGAAGCGGAACGTCATTTGACGGTAAAACAAGTCGGGGTCGATACACACGCGATCCATATCGCGAATGATGGAGAAAATGGAGTCCTTCTCCTCATCTTCGTCCGGTGTCTCTCCTTTGGAAAGCGCATCGGCCCGCTGGCGTAATTCTTCGTATATCTCAGCTTGTTTAGCGGTCATCGGCACAGGAATGTTCCGTTCATCCAGCTCCGGGATTTTTACCGTATCTGATACATCTTTGGCTGTTTTCAGTGTTGTCCAACGATGGAAAATGCCGCGCAATCCATCCAGATTTTTAAAGCCAACAAGCCCCTGCTTACGTTCTATTTCACCTGAGATCTTCTGAACAGTAACTTCTTCAGTCAGCCCGAATGTTTTCACGAAGTCATCCGGCGTCAGGATTCCCATACGCCGCCATTCGTCGTTACTCACAACATGCGAGAGCATATTGAATGCGTCGATCGGTGAGTTGACCAGTGGTGTCGCCGTCAAAAATACCGGGCCACGTCCATTGTTATTACTTGTGGTGTAGGCAGTCTTAAGCGCCATGTCGCGGGCAGTTTTCGCGACGGCACCAGTCGGCAAATACGCAAGTTGCGCGGCTTCTCGACCAGCGGCATAACTGTTGCGGTAGTTATGCCCCTCATCAACGATGATGCTGTCAAAATGCATATCTTCGTAGTACGGAAAATCCTCTTTTTTGTCCGTACCGGTATCGCTGGCACGAGCCAAAATTTTATTACGCTTTGCAGCGTCGCGGTGCTTGCCCCCGATCAGATCAACTCGCCCCATTTGCGCCTCGGCGAACAAGACGTCGCGCGCATGCTCATCAACTGTCTCCTGGCGGAGTGGAATAGCCGCAAACTGCTCTTTGGTCAGTAGCACAGAACGATAATTCGACATGGGGATCATGTTCATTCGCTCTTTTACAGTCGCCGCCGACGCTAGTTTTACAGCATTCCGATATACCTGAAGCCCTGTTTTTTCGTTAATTACCGGCTCGCCATTGTCATCGAGCACAGGTACTTTCTGGATTCCTCCATCTCCCCCCCGTATCTCATCCAGGCCAACGAACAGCATGTTCTCGAGCGCCGTTTTACTGTAGAACTCCTGCGCTTCGTGATACCAGTTCTCAAGCACGGCTTTTGGTACGACATAAGCGGTTCGCTTACTTCGGCCATTCTCATAGTTGTACGCTTCCAGCGCCAATCCTACCGTTGACTTTCCGAGGCCCGTACCAAATGCGGTGATCCCACGCCCATCTTCAGAGAGCCGGCGAACCTCCGCGTTTTGATAACGAAACGGTATTCGATCGCCTGAAATGCCGCTTAGATTTAACGATTCCTTGCTATGGCTGAATGGTATAAAAGCATTAAATGAATCGTTGTACTGTTGTACCAGCGCCGGCAGGGAGTCGTGACGGCGAATCCACTGGTTAAAGTCTTCCTCCAGTCCCCGGATTTGATCCAGATATAACGCGGCATTAACGCCTCGAGGTTTCACACCATTGAGGTAGTTCTCGAACTGGTCTAGGAAACCGTCACTGTTACGGACTCGCTTATAGACCCACTCATCTTTTCCAGTCTCCTTGTTTTTCGTTCGAACGGATTTATAGCGATAGCCGGTAAACACCCCATCACTGCCTGAGTAGCCATCTTCTGAGACAAGATCCCCGTTTTCGATTTCGAGCGATTTGACATACTTAACCTCGCTATATCCGCGCTCGTGCAGAAACTCCTGGATCACACTCCGGTCAAACCAACGGCTGTTGAGAGAGAAATCTATATCATCCGCGTTCGTCCATTTCCGCCGCGTCTTAATCTCGGCCAATTGGCGATGATAGTTGTCCTTAATCGCGCCATCTGGCGTGCCGTCCAATGCGCCAAGCAAATGGCTATTCAACAAGCCTATATCACCGCTGGTGGCCCTATCCATCGGCATAATCGTGCCATCAGGTTGAACAGCGATCCCCTCTTTTGTTGCCAGCAGGTTTAACAGCGCCGTGTCACTGGCAGGCAGATCACCGCTGAAGGCGTCGCGGAAGGAACTCAACTCGACCGGATCAAGGTCAATCTGGTTGAACAAATGGCGCAATACCTGTTCATGATCCGTGGCATCGTAGGTCTTCAAATTGCCAGTATCCAGATCGCCTCTAAGTAGTGCTGATAACCCCCCTTCTTTAGAAACGCTTGCCTTAAAGGTAAGCCAGCCGGCCGCCCCATCCCCGGCAACATTAGCAGAGCGCCCTTGGTGCGGGTTTCCGTGGGCTGTGACTTCGTTTTCCACCAGGCGTTGCACATCGGCCAGTTCACGGTCAAGCGCCTCAGACTGCCAGCCGGTAGCCATTTTTTCTTGCAACGTCTTTATACGGGCGCCAATCAGTGACCCGCGCAATACACGTTCCCGCAGGGCTTGTTTTTGTCGCATGGCAAAAGCAATGACGGTGTGATACTCCAAAGGGATCGCATCAGGGAAGTTTTTCCAAACGGCTTCCAACTGCGCCTGCTTAAGTGACAACAGCCCATCGGCATCTTTAAGCCGTGTAACCAGGTCGCGATAACTCTCTCCACCAAATTTCTGGTGGTCGATCTTGCCATCGTTGGCCGAATCGTCCACCAGCCATTGACCACCGACAAACTCGTACCAAACACCGGAGAATAGCCGTTTATCCCCCTCCGCCACTGTAGCTGTGATAGGTTCTTTGAGCGCAAGAAGTTCCCAATCTATGCGGCTTTCAAATTTCTTCGCCAGCGCGATTTTAATGGCCGTACCGTCAACCATCCCGTCAGCTTTAACCACCAGGCGAGAAAACTTATCCTTGCCAACCTTCGACATTTCTCCGTGGATGTACCGCCGTCCATCAAGATCAAACCATTTCCCCTTGATGAACGTATCCCAAAGCACGTTGGTGTCGTGCAGGACGCTGTCTTTCTCCTGCATGATGCGCTCGGTCATTTCCTGCGAATGCTTGCGTAGCACCCACACGTCGACAACCGTAGCCGTACCACTGTTTTCGAATGTGCCAGAGGGCAGACGATGCGCCCCTAAAAACTCTGCTTTCCGAGACACCTTTTCTCTGAGCTTCGCTTCAGATGCGTTATGCGTAAGGCCGTTCGGCACAATTAGGCAGATCAGTCCGCCATAGCGCACCTTATCGATCGGCCGTAACACAAAATAGCCGGCTAGTGATTCATCTTTGTAGACCGTATCAAGTTCGGCAAATTTTCCTCGGCTCTGACCGAACGGCACATTGCCCACACAGTGGTCGAACGAATGATCAGGCGTACTGCTTGCTAAGGACTCAAACGCTCCAATATTCACGTTATCTTCAGGATGAAGTAGGCGATTAATTCGACCTGATGTGTCACTAATCTCGGCGGACTGCATAATCACGCCGGCAGGCTTCGTTTCTTGAAATACTCCAGTGCCGGCGGACGGCTCAAGTCCAATGCCACCAGCGACGCCATACGCGGCCAACAAGTCCCAAATACCTTCAGCTACCGGCTGAGGAGTGTAATATTCATACTCACTGCCTCCGATTCCGCCTTCACCTGTATAGCCGGCTAGTGTTTTCCGCTGTTCGTCGGTTAGCTCGGCGCCCTCCTCAAGGCTGTTTAAAAGTGCCAGTGCCGCTTCATTTGCTTCTTTGCGTTCGCGGCCAATACTAACGCCCTGGCGTTTCTCAACACCAAATACAACGGGCTTACGGCGCAAACCCAACGCGCGAATAATGCGGACAATCTGTCTAATGGTGGTAACAGGCTGTATCGCGGGGATAATTTCGCCGCGATTGTTTTCTGTGCTCAAACTGGCTCTCCAAAAACTCACATAGGTTAGGGTGGCGCCACTGACCCTAAACCTTGTGAGTTTTTATCCGTGAAGAAGCCTTCAAAGATGAACCCCGTTAATCTACTGCGCCGACTGATGGGGGGTTATGATGCCGGGGATAATATAACCAATGTGCTAGCCAGCAGCGGTGGCCGTAATATTGTTTCGCGCTCACTCCTCCCAACAGTTATTGATGATCGAAACACGGGGCTTTCTTCGGCCGGCGATACCGTGCCGGCTGGTTCAATTCTTCCCGCCGATCGCCTGTCCCGCTATACCATTTTTGACCAGATGGCTCGTTCCCCGACATTATCTGCGGCACTAAATATCCACGTATCCCATGCGTTGGCCCAGGACAAGAAAAGCGGAATGTGCTTCAACTTGGCGCCTGTTGATACAGCTGATAAAGAAACCTCCGGCCGCTGCAATGAGATCATGAACGATCTAGGCGACATGCTTAACTCAGGCCTTCCATCCTGGGCGCTAAATATGGCGATTTACGGTGTCAGTTATATCCGGCCGTATGCGAAGGAAAGCAAAGGGATCACAAGCTTAGAATCCAGCTATTACACGTTGCCTCACTTCACTACAGAGTATGAACGCGGCGGGGCGCTGGCTGGTTTCTCAGGGGATTATTTTATAGACCCGGTATCAAATCAGAGGGTGCTAGCTAAGCCGTGGGAAATGGTTGCGATGAAAGTACCATACTGGACGCCTGACATTAATAACCGACCTATGAACACCGGAACAGTGGGGTATTCCCTGCTCAGCGACCCAGCCCAGCGACCACTGATAGAAACTCAGAACTATGGTACTTCGTTCCTCGAGTACAGCTATGAATCTTTCGTTAACTTATGCGACGCCCTACGCGCGCTTAAAGCAACCAGGAACAACGCGGCGAAAATAGACCGACTTATTGCTCTCGCTACAAACCAGCTTGATCCCGTTAACGCGGCCGCGCACGCACGCAACGTCGGGCAGTCTCTGAAGCGAAGTTCAGAAGAGATTATGCGGGCCTCGCGTAACAGTAACGTAATGCCGACCGTATACAACCATATAGTTCCCGTCATGGGGGACGGCAAAGGCGGTATCACGATCGACACACAGTTCATTCCTGCTGACATCACTGGGATTGAAGATGTCATGTTCCACCTGCGGCAATTGTGTTCGACGGTTGGCGTTGATGCCACCATGCTAGGTTGGGCAGATCAGATGGCCGGCGGTCTTGGGGATGGAGGTTGGCAACAGACAGCAATCCAATCAGCCCAGAGGAGCTACTGGATTCGCCAGGCGGCGGTTGCCTTCATCTACCGCACAGTTGATATCCATTGCGCCTACAAATACGGGAAAGTCTATCAGCACAACAATCGCCCATTCCGTGTTGAATTCAACTCTGTTAACACCGCTCTCCAGGCAGAAGCGAATCGCGAGCAAGAAAGTCGAGCTAACTATGTGTCAGTTGTTGTTAGCATTCTGGACGCGGTTCAAAACAATGCGCGCCTGGCAGGTTCGCCAGCACTTATGAACATGCTGTTTTCTGAGATGCTTCAGATGAACGATGACACTATTGCGAAAGTTTATCGAGAGCTATCCACTGCAAAGCCGGATGACAGCATGATGGAGAGTGCCGGCTGGAACAATGTCGGCATGGAGGATCTTTCACGAGAGGATTTGCTGAGTATTTTTAAAGGCGTGATGGCGTCATAGTGTAGCTTTGATGGCCGTGAAAGCGGCCTAACGTCAAAATTTAGCCACAAAAAAACCCGCCGTAGCGGGTTTTTAGGAAAAAATGAATTAGCCTTCAGAGACTGCTGCACGAGTACGTACAGTGCCAGAACGCGTAGCCTGATCAAAGGATGCCTTAAGCTGGCGCATAGCTTCAAGCTTGCGTTCTGCCGCAGTCATTTGTTTCAGATTAGAAATATCGCGTTTTGAATGCATAACCTTTCCCCTCTTCACCAAGATCGGTGGTTGCTTCACATAGTATGTGATCTAAATCTGTTTGTAAAATCCTGTCGTAGAACCGTTTCAACTTTTGGCTTTCAGCAACTGCAAAGTAAGCTTTAGCTTTGTAAGTATTACAGTGCAAAGCAATGATTGTTTCCAGTGCATCCGCTAAGTCATTTACAAACGCACGGCCATTGCCACACTGCTCCTTCGATGGTGGTTTGTAGAAATCACCGCTATCGAAGTTTTCGACACGATCAAACTTCACGTCATAGCTGTTTGTGGGCAGTTTAAATCCCACTTCTTCACTACGGAAATCATGATAGACAGCATCATCAACATCAATCGTTGAAAATAAAACTAAAAATTGATTTCCTTGTATCGAAAAATCAAAGCGATGACAAAGAATGTCCCCATGAGGAAACTCAAGGAATTGCTGTGAGAGGTAAACAGGCATCTTTACGTTTTTTTTGTTTTAGATGGATGCATAATAAACCAAAAGTCGGTTGTACGGCTAGACTTGCCCTTCTCAATACCATTTTTCATACTTATGAAGTATGAAAACGTTATTCATACATACCATACTTAAGGCCTGCACTCTTCCAAAGCAGGATCATCACTATCAACACCATTGGCGATAGCCATTTCCCTATAGCTATCAAACAGTTCTAATCCGCCATCTTCAACTTCCGGGATTTCACCTCGGATGTACGCCATTCGCACCGCGATATTATGCTCTGCACCACGCAGCAAGAAGCCAGCACACTTAGCACTGTTTTCTACCCCACTATCATGGCACGCAAAAACATGGGTGGATTGGTCATAACTGGTACGGGCAGAATGCTTAAATGCCTCAGCCGGAAATTCACCTACCGCGTCCGTTCTCCAAGGACACTTAGGACATGGCTTGCGCCGGCAGGATTTTCCGGCCCCTTTTAAACTCACTACCTGGTGGTCATCGCCGGCCGGTCGTGTTTCAATAATTTCAGGCTTTCCAGTCATCTCATCCCTCAGAGCATCCAAATATTTACCGTTTGTTTGTGCTAATCTAATTAACTATTAGTTAAAAGAGAAAGCTCACTCTTAACTCACTTCGGATAACGTTTTTCCCCACGAACTTCACCACTCATAACCAAGGGGGAAACCATGCCCACTCAAGCACTGCGAACTGTTACTGACCGATTTTCCCTTGTCGATAACATTCGAAAACACACTGCACACAATGGCCGCAACTATCTAATGAGCGCTGTCCGAGCGACCATTAGCTCGCCTGAAGTCCAAGAACGAATTCGTCTTGGTGAGATGTATGGTTATTACAGTCATACTAACCGGGCCTTATACCACAAAGAAACAGGTAACCTAGACCTGCCAGAAGTCTGCTATGTGACCATTGACGGCAAACCGGTCATGCTGAAGAACATTCCATCCAACCGAACACTGGCGATCAGCATCGATGATGACGGTGTTGTGGAGCATACCCAGGAAATTCTAGACACTGAACCAGGCCATATTGTTAACGGCATGGAGCGATCAATGGCAGGCGGATGGAGCTGGGCAACAGGAGGCACTGACAGTGCAATTTCTCGCGTCACAAGCTTCCACGGCTTTGACTATGTGACGACGCCAAACTACATAAGCCTCAATCGAAAAGCAGCAATGATGGAAAGTGTGTCTGACCTGCACGCCTGGCGCCTAGAGGAGTTGATCAAGTCAGGTTACTCGGAACAAGGCGCAAGGGATATCTTGGCACACTTCAGCCACATGCAGTCGCACGAGCTGATGGTCGAATCGGCACAACGAAGCGTTGATTTACAAAACGACTTGCTAATCATGCAAGGTCGAATGATGGAGCTGGAGGGGATAATCCAACAAAATGGCGTTGTATTGGATGAAGCAGAGCGTTTACGTAAGCAACGTGCGGCCATGTTAGAAACAGCGGTGAGATCATTGCCCGTTTTCCTGAATGAGGCTCAAAAGAAGGCGCTCGTTCGCTTAGACTCAGATGATGACCTTGAAATCGTGAGTTCTATGTTTGAGTCCATTGCCACAGGAAATCTGAACTCTCTGCCTATCGGCGCCAGCATTCAACGGGAGTCCGCCCCAACAGCAACATCTAAAATTGGCGAAGTACCGCCGATTTTGCCAAACGGCTTTAAATCCTTCCTCTAAGCACTAGATCCCTGATCACTCGATCAGGGGTTTCTCATGCCCCCCTGTGTTTTCATACAGCAAAAGGACAATAACCGGTCAAAAGATTGCGTAAAACTAATTAAGGGTTTGTGTTTTACGGCGATCACCTCTTATCATCCAAACCACGGATCGAAAAAGGATCGTTTGAGCGATCTTTTTCAGCATGGCGGAAACGATACCTGTGTTTTTAACAGGCGAAAAAAAACGCCAGCATCAAACTGACGTCCTTTTTCTAAATCAGGCTGATAGGTTTTGACGAACTTACCAGCTAACTATTTCTTTGTCCTGGCGGTTAAAG